CATATAGACAATAATATTACTAAACATAATCTAGATGCATTAAGAGATATACATCATTTATTTGAATATAATTTAAATATGTTAATAGACGGACAATATATTGATTTAGAATGGAGCAATTATAATAGTAATAGTAATAGTAATAGTAATAGTAATAGTAATAGTAATAGTAATAGTAATAGTAATAGTAATAGTAATAGTAATAGTAATAGTAATAGCAATAGAGACTTTAATATTGAAAAAAAATTAATTATAGATTTAATAGATATTGAAGATTTTTTAATTATATTATCTCTAGATGACAATATTTCTAGAGTTATGAAAAATATTGATTTGAATTTGAAAAAAACCAGTAGCTTATTTAATTTATCAGTATGTTCTGGATACTTATTGCAAGTTTGGTGGCGAGACATAGAAGCTGATAGTAGTGATGGTTGTAGTAGTCGTGGTGATGATGGTTGTAGTGATATTAGTAGTGGTAGTGATGGTATATTTAATAAATTAGTAGTTTGGTCTAATATATTAGGTTATATGTTCCAGATTAGTGATGATATTTTAGATGCTGATGAAGATATTTCTAAAGACAAACCTAATATTTGTTGTATAATAGGAAAAAATGGTAGTATTAATTTATTGCGTAATGGCTGTAAATGGTTGCGTAATATGGTGCTTACTATATATGGCGCTATGGGTAGTATGGAAGAAGGCAAGGAAAATAATAAAACTAGTTTTAATATAAATGCTGTTAATGAAATTATAGAAAAAATAGAAAAGCGTGTAGGTGTTTGAAAGAAGTATCAATGTTTTTATTAATGTAAATTATTCATTATTTTATATATATTATATATATTTAATTCAATTTGCTTATTTTTACACTCAATAAATTTTGAATATATTATGTGTTGGATGGATTTGATATTTTTATTAAAATACATTAACATTTTGAATATTTACAATTACTTTTTTATTTTAAAAATATATTTGTTATGTAAATTTTATATAATTTTTATAATTTTTTCTATAATTTTGACTCCCCTCTCTCTTTTTATAAGTCCAGATATTATTTTTGAATTACACTCGTTTAACTTATATTTATGGGCTTTAAAATTGTTTACTGCTTTCAAAATATTATAATAGTTTATATTCACATAGTTTTTTATACTTTTTATATCTTTCAAATTGTTATTATATATTTTATAAAGATTTATATTATAATTATATATATGTTTTTATGTGAAGAGAACTTACGAGTGCGCGCGTAAGCAGATAAAGATATATTATAAACAATAATAAATATAATATATATAAATAGATATAAATTAGATATAAATAAATATAATATATAAGAAATAAATATAATAATATATAAATAATAATAAAATAATAAACAATTTGAAAATAATACTATATATAAGAAGCTATAATGTTACAATTTGAAAGATATAAAAATGTGAAAAAATAATGATATATAAAAATGATATAATAATTTGAAAGTCATAAACAATTTTAAAGACCATAAATATAAGTTAAACGAGTGTAATTCAAAAATAATATCTGGACTTATAAAAAGAGAGAGGGAGTCAAAATTATAGAAAAATTTTCAAAAAAATAATAGAAAATTATATAGATTTTTTATATAATATTATTTGAAAAATATTTGAATAAGCATAAATTATAATCAATATTATGTATTTAATTATAATAACTAGAACACAATACTATAATTATAAGTAAAATATATTAATTATAGGTTTTCAAATGATATAATATAATGTTTCAAAAATGTTTCAAAATAATTAAATTTTGAAAGACGTATATTTTAAATATTTTAAATATCATAATATATTAATATAAAAACAAATTATAATTAATAATTAATTATAAAATAAATATATAAAATGGCAACAAAAACTTGTCCTAGATGTAAAACTGAATTTAAATATACTAGTTATTTGAAACGTCATTTATTAACATCAGCTAGTTGTTCAATTAGTGTAGAAGAAGTAGAAAATATAATTGTTTCGAAAAATAGTGATATTATATGTTCTCATTGTAATAAAAAATTTACAAAAATATCTTGTTTGTCAATTCATAATAAAAATTCAAAATGTGGTAAATTACAACAATCCCTACAAGTACTTGTTAAACCTCGAATTATAACACAAGAAGAAATAGATAATATTACAACTTTAGAAGAAGCAAAAAATATTATAAAAAATCAAAACAAATTAATTTCACAAACAAATAATCAACCAATTATACCACAAAATATTACAAATAATACTAATAATACAAATAGCAATAATAATACAATAAATAATATTCAAAATATTACTATTAATCAAAATATAAATATAATAAATCCATTTTCTTGTGAAAGTATTCCTAATTTACCATTCGAAGAAATGTTAAAAATATTAAAATCTGAAAAACCAGAAATAGAAATTTTAAAACTAGTATATTCAGATATACAAAACAATAATTTTTTTAAATATAATATGAATAAACAAGGAGTTGCTTATTTAACAGTTAATAACTCAATTGATACAGTTCAAGAGAAACAATTTAGGCAAAATATATTAGAAAATAGTAAAGATTTATTGAAAACAATGTTATTAATTTGCACAAAAAAATTATCTATAAAAGATGCAAGTAAAATATATTCACGTATTGATAATATAGAAACAATGTTAAAAAATGCTATATATAATAAAGATTTAAAAAATTCTATATATGATAAAAATTTAAATAATGCTATATATGATAATGATTTAACAAATTACTTAGAATCTCAATTTAGACAAAATAGTAAAAATAATAAAAAAAAACTAACAGATTTTGTAAGTAATGTTAATGATAATCCAGAAGTAAAAGAGAAATTTTATAAAACTATTGAAGATAATAAAATTCAAAAAGATAATCAAAATATAATTTTAACTCCTGAAATTTCATTATCAAAAATTAATGAAAAATTAGGTGATTTAACATCAGCTATAGAATTATCATTTGAAAATGTTAGTGATGATTTTATGTTAAATAAATTTGAAGATACAAGATATTATAAATATATGAAAAATCGTATAGATAAAGAATATAATTTTATTAAAAAAAATAAAAAAGCAAATTGTGTAGATTATAATGAGTTAAATAAAAGATATGAACAAATAGAAAATTCAATAAGAAAAATGGAAGCAATTCATATTGGTTATAATAATGGTTCATTATTAATAATAGATATTCCACAATTATATCAAACTGAAACAATAAGAAAAAATAATGAAACCAATCAATTAGCCCTAACCTAATCAACCCAACTTCCACCACCCTACTCCTCCTCTGGAACCCCATTCCATACCTCATCCACCAACCCATTAGTAATAGCAGTTTTGGTATCCCAGAATATATCACGCTTCAAAATTTCCTTAATTTTAGTCTTGCTTAATTTCCCTTTTGAATTTTCCTGATATAGTTTAACCAATCGCGACATAAATTGATTACAATTATTTTTCTCATCCACCAATTCCTCATATGTTCCAAACATTCCCGTTCGCAACTGATGAATAAGCAAGTGCGAATGCGGAGTCATATAACGGGTTTTACCAGCCATACTAAGCAGACTTCCAGCACTAGCAACACTTCCTTCCACAATAGTATGAATTGGTAGCCGTGAATCCTTAACCTTATCATACCCGAAAAAACCAGCTAAAAGATCGCCACCATTTGTAGTAATATGTAGGTAAATAGGTTTTGGTGTAAAGGTGCCTAAACTATCTTTCTTCGCCAAATTTCGCATCTTATTATTTAAATTATCAATTTCAGTAGCCAATTTATCAATGCTCTCACGTGTTACATCAGTCTTGAAATAAATATGATTCTTTGTGGTATAAACATCGCTATGGTCATTTCCAAAGAACTTAGGAAATTTAAAAGGCGAATGTCCTCCATCATCATCGTCGTCATCATCATTTTCGGGATTGGAAGCAGGATTTCCAAAAGGTGGCATTGCTGGAGGCACAGGAAACTTGGTTCCCCGTTTGCGCTTATCACTTACGCGGGTAGAAAAACGAAGACTAGGTGAATACATTTTAATAGGATATATATATGTGTATTAATTTATATTAAATATTAATTTTATTTATAATAAATAATTATAATTATAATATGCTTCTAGATACATAATAGTTTTACTTTTTAAATTCTAAAATTATGTAAATATAATCAATTTAATTAAATATAGTTAAATATAGTTATAGATAAAATATGTTTTAGGTTTATTATTATCTCTAGGAAAAATACCATCACATTTAGGACAAACTAAAATATGTAAATTTTCATCACATTGAATTGTAGTTATTCTAGGAAAACATTTATTTTCTATCCAATACATTTCTTTAACCGTAATATTAGTAATTTCATTATATTGAATTATAATTTCTTTTTGATACTGTTTATTATTTGTTTTAGACCATCCTCGATTTATAGCTCCTGCTTTTACTTCTTCCTCAGTAGCATTTTTCCATATTGAAGATGCTTTCATACATTCATAAATATCACCTCCATCTAAATATTTATATTCACAATAACGACATTCCATTTTTAGTATATATTTAGTAAAGTTAATATATATTATATATTGTCGGTGAATTATTATAAATATATTCTAATAATCTAATAATCTTTTAAGCTTAATAAAACACCAATAATGATAATTGCATTATGTTGTATTATTTTCATAACATATATATCTATTTTCGGATTGCTAACATATTATTTTATTAAACAAAGGAAAATATGGGATAAATTATTTACTCTAGATGCTATATCAAAAACAATTGATGATTTTATTACTAATTGTTTTATAGAAATGTTTGCGTGTCCCGAACATTTTATTATATGGATTCCTAATATGATTATGGAAAATACACCATGTATAGCTAAACGAAAAGAAGCAATTACTCTTCGATTAAAAGTTAAAGTGCTTCTAGATACATTAAAAAATAATATTAGTATTATAAGTGATAATAAACATGTTTTAGGTAATCCCGTGCGCAAATGTGAGGAAAATTCTAAACACAATGGAACACGAGGGGCTTCAGCCCTCGCAAAAATAAAATGGATTTTAGAAGGCACTACTAAGGAGTTTTATACTGTTTATAATGAACCGTCAAATGTTTATTACAAATTAATAGAAAGTTATGATATATTAGGCAAAGGTAATAAAGAGGAAAAAGAAGAAGAAAAAGATAAATATGAAATAAAAGATAATAAACTATCATTAGATGATTTATATGTATTAGAAACTGAAGTTGAAATATGCAAAAATATATTAAAATATATATATCATAGTGAAATTATGAAGACTCTAGAACATAATTGTTATAATGAAGGACAAACTGAAGACGGTAGTAATAGTTATATATTAGCTTTATTATATGATGTAATTGATTGTATTAGATTAAAAAAAATAAATAATTCTAGAATCATTTATCAAATGAATAGTTAGTTCGGAAACCTGTCGCATGTAAAATGGTAAATGTTAATACCATATTCAACTACTTTTGGCTGCCCCTTGAGATTCACACCTCGCAATGAATCCTTTTCGGTACCATAGAGACTTTTAGCATAATCAGATGGCTTCTGTCCTTCATATGCATCTTTAGAAGCCCAAATAAAAGACTTTACACTTCCATTTGGATGAGTAAAAGTAATCAAATGAGTTACAGGTGGTTTACACGAAGACATTTTTCAAATAACAAAATAATGTTATTCCAGTAAGTATATAATTCAATAATAATAAATAATTATTTCAATTTTTGTCTAATATTCCTAAATTTTCTAAAAAATAAATAAAAAATAAGTATCTCTAAAACTATTTATCAAATGAATAACGAATAATGAATAAAACATCAAAAACATAATATACTTAAAATATATATTCTTCATACATTTTAGCATCTAGAGGTATGTTTGGATTAATATGTTTGTTATATAAATGAGTCCATATATTTGATTCATCTTCTGGATAAGTATTTCTAGAATTATAATTATTAGTGATGTGTGTTTTTAGATCTCCATATGTTGCAAAAGGTTTGTGTAAAAAGTAAATCCATGAATCATTAAATAATGCTCCATCATATATACACCATAATTTACTATCATCAAAACCAGTTTCTTTTCCATTTTTATCTGTTTTGCCATTAGTAATGTGATATTCAAATCCTAAACCATTCTTAAATTTTACATCACAACATTCACAACTATAAAAATTAACTTCTTGTTCTTCTTGTGCTTGTTCCTCTGTTTGTTTAATACTTTCATTATAAATTTTATTATCATCGCTAGAGTCAATGTTAGTCATTTCCATTATGTTGTGTTTGCTTATATGATATCCATATTTTTATAATAAATAATTCAATTTTTTATTAGTAATATATTTTCTTTATAATTTATCTTTATAATTCTCCAGCCTCATTGGATTATATTTATCAATCCAATCTTTATTTTTCTCATCATAATAAGTTTTCAATAATTTTATAAAGTCTGGTGTTATCATTTCTTCATTATCTACAAAATAAATTTGTCTTTCAATTGTATAAACAAAATTATCTGCTAATTCTGTGCTTGCCTGAACCATCTGTCTAACAAAAGCTTCTGGATACTCATCGCCAAATAAATCTATTTCTTCTCCTTCTTTAAAATGTTTCAATACATCAAAAAATCTATCTAATATTGCTGGTTCTGTTCCTAGATAACCTTTACCAATAATATAGAACTCACGTGATTGCGAGTTTTGAACTGGTTTATAGAATATTAGGTCTTTAAAATTCGTATAAGCAATATATATAAGATTATATATAATAGGTTCGTCGATTGGTGATAATATTTTATAAACCATAGTTCCACCTTTTGGTAAAATGTGTAATATTGCCAGAAATGAAGCAAATGCTACTTTTTCATATCCTGTTGATTTCATCGGTAATCCACAATCACTAGTCATTAAATCAATGTTTTGACCCAACGTATCCTTAACAAGTTTAGCATAATGCTGAATATTATTAATGTGTGTAATATCACCTGTTTCATCGGCTCCCCAATTCCATCTATCTTTATGTCTTCTTATCAAACCAAAATCATCACCGAATGCTGTGCCATCTTTTCCACCTTTACCTCCACAATTACGATTATTATCACAAAGGCTTTGTGCTTTCCATTCAAAGTTATCATATTTGGTTTTAGTGTGAATATAATTATTAAGACAATTTATAAATGTTCCAGGTGCTTCACAAATATGAAAAGATTTGAATGTGCCTTTGCGACCAGTAGGAACTATATTACAATCAGTAATAATTTCATACATTTTAAGCCAAGCTTGTGAAATGCTATTATCTTTTAATTTATCACGAACTAATACATCTAGATGTATCTTTTCTTTATCATCTTTATGTTTATAGTAGCGAAACTGTTTATTGGCTTCAAACCATTTGAGGTTTTGCATCTTTTCTTCTGGCGCATCAAAATTGCGACGGCTATCTATTAGTTTTGTGGTCTGTTCTATACGATTATTGGAAAATTCTAATTCTGGAATGAGATTTATAGTGAATTCAGTATAATGTTTACTAGATACTTTTCTATTGTTTTTTTTGTTGTGTTGTTTGTTGTGTTTTCTATTAGTATTTTTACGTGTTTTTGAATTGGATTTGGATATAGATGATTTACTAAAAAAATCAGACATATTAAAGGAACCAGAATTCTTTTTTCTATTAGATTTCTTTGTCTTCCTTGATTTAATAGACTTGCTAATAGATTTATTAATAGATGAAATAAGCTTTAATGATTTAGTTGCAGATTGTATATGTAGTTTAAATGGGGTTTTGAATTTATATAAGATAGGTTCATGAAGTCCATATGCTTCATGTAATATTTGCTTTCCAAATTTGTCTTTAAAAGCAGGATTAGAAAATTTATCTATGTATGGTATATCATATTTTTTGCAATATAAGATTGCATTTGTTAGCTGTTCTTGTGTAGGAACTTTTATAGATTCTAATTCTTTTATTGGAATATTAATGTATTTTAACAATTTAGATATATATATATCTTGTTTTAAATAATGTTCGTCATTAAATTTTCTTATATCATCATATAATGAATCATTTGGCTTAGAATTTAAAAATCCTGTTATATAGTAATGTTTTTGTTTTTCCATTTCTGGATCAATAGATTTATAAATCATAAAATCATTTTTTCTAATTTCTTTATTATATATATTAAATTCTGTTCCTCCCATTGGAAGCATTAAATTTACTTTTTTAATTAAATTAAATATATCATTATAATCATCATTATTAATACCTTTAAAATCTTTAAATATTGCTATTACTCCATTATTTTTAAAAAGATTTGAAATTTCTGGATAATATAAATTATAATTTTTAAAATATTTAGATGCTATTATATATAAATCTGCTAGATGTTTATAAGCAACTGAACCAAAATATATAATAAATGTTCCATTTATTGCAGTATATTTTAAACCCAATAATATACCAACCAAAATATTAACTGTATTATAATAATGTTCATATTTTCCAACACCTCTATTATTAATAATTACATCATAATATACTAATTTATTTTTTAATTCTATTCTAGAATCATTAAAATTTATAAGTTCATAAATAGATTTGTCAAATAATAATGAATTAAAATTATATATTTTAGAAATATTTTTAATAATTTTATTAAAATCATTAATATTTTTATTATAATTAATTTGAGAAGTAATTAAAATATTATTAATATTTTTAATTTTATAATTATTAAATAATATTAATTCTATGATACTTAAATTATTTCCAAAACATAATATATTATTTTCATTTTTATTATATATATGTTTATCAAAATTTTCAAATATTTTATAATTTATAAAAATTTCATTTATTTTATAAAAACTTTTGTTAAGTGGTATATATCTTGTTATATTATAATTATAATTTAATTTACCGATATCTTGATAAAAAAATATTTCATTATATGAAATAAGTAAATAATTATATAAAACTTGCGATAATTTATATAATTCCTTATAAGATTTATCTAAAACAGATTTTTTTATTATATTTAAAAATAAATTTGTATTATTAGTAAAATTAATGAAATTTAATCCACATATATTTTGAATTCCTTTAAGCAATATATTTTCATTATGTGTTAATTGAAGTTTTAATAATAATTTATCTGAATTATATCCACCTTCTAATAGATTATTATTATTAATATTTAAATCTACTCTAAATGTATGTGTTTGATAAATATGTGTATTTTTTTTAAATTTTACAATACTAACATTAACTTTTCTCAAATTTAAATCTTTTAAAAAAGGTAGTGTATGTAAATTATTTCTTTTAGATATTAAAATAGTTTTATTATCTAATCCAGTCATATAAAAATATATTTGCCTATCTAATGATTTTTTTATAAAAAAAGTTAATTCACTATGTGTTATATTATGTTTTTCAAATAAAGAACCTTTATTAACAAATTTGAGATTTGAATTAACTATAAAATATTTATCATAAGTACCTGTTATAGAATCTCTCCTCAAATCATTAAGATTTGGTGAATATTTATTTTCAAATATAAATAAAAACCATACACGATATTGTTTAATATTTTCTTCTTCATGAAAATATTTAAGTGTTATAATACCAATAAATTTTGCATTTTTTTCAATAGGATTATTAAATAAATCTAAAATTTGAGATTTTTCACGTAGTGTAAATTCTATATAAGATGATGTAGTTTTAAAATTTGTATAAGTTCTTTCTGGAATAATAAATCTAGCAGGACACAATACATCATTATTTGTAATAGAACAATTACAATATAATAAATTTAACATTATAGTCCAATTAACAAATGGACTACATATTTCACTTTCATTTGTATTTTTTAATGTCCCACCCGCATCTAATATAAATGGTCTAATATAATCCCTTATAGTTTTTAATTCTTGTTCGTCATAAAATCCAAAAACATATTGTTGATATATAATATCTTGTAATTGTGAATCAATTAATTCACTATATATTTTATCATAATTTAATTTATATTGACCATTATCAATTATAAAATATATTTCTGGTAATACTGTTTTTATAAAATTTGTTTCTTTATAATCATTAGCTTCCATAAATTCTTGAAATTTTAGTTTATTAAAATTATTTATTGTTTTACTTAAACCTAATTTAAATGTTTTACATTGTGAAGATACTTTTTCATTAGAATTAATTGCTTTTTCTTTTAATAATTCATAATTTGCCTTTTCTTTTTCATATTGAATTTCAAGAAATTTTTTTACTGGTTGTTCTGTATCTACATCTTTACATTTTTCCAATCCATCAATTCTTAAACCTAATGTATCAAAAAATTCTTCATCCGTTTGGTCTACAATAGGTTTATTTAATCCATTGGCTTTTTCAAATTCAACATATGGTTTATCATTTTTAGTATATAAATCTTCTAAATAATTAGGATATATTTCACCTGATTCATTTTTATAATGTTTTCTATCATTCTTTTTTTTTAATTCATCTAGATATAATTTAGAATAATAATCTTTAATGTTATTTAATTCTCTTATTTCATTATCATCTTTTCGTAAATTAAATCTATGAACTTCAATAATAGGACCTTTGTTATTATCTAATTCATTTTTAACTTTATCAAATGTATAATCAAAAAAAGATTTAAATGATTTATATTCTTCACCATTTATGTCTCTCCAATTTATATGATTTGGAAGATTTAATATTGTTGGTTCTTTTGATTCTATAAGTTTTTTTTTCCAGTCATCTAAACCAACTGATGGTTTAGAACTTCCATATGAGCTTCTAGATGACATATCTATATTTACTATACTTTACTAATATAAAATTTATTACATTTAGATAATAATAAAAATCTATTAAATTTAGATAATAATAAAAATCTATCAAATAAATAACATAAATAAAATAATAATAAAAATATATTAAATAAATAATAACGAATAATAAAATTAATCAATCATCTTAAAAATGTCTTTATCATTAGCAAATATTAATTCACCCCAAATATGGTTTGCCTTTTTAACTGGACTTTTTGTAATCGAAGCATTTTTGCTTACTACTTTTCGAATGTTACCTCGCTTTTGGGGTGACTTAATTAATGTCTGGTATGATAAATTTGGATTAGTTGCTATTATGTTAGATTGTTTAATAGTTCTAATTGGTTTCTGGATATCACAATGGCTATATAAATATTTTTTCGGTGATGCTGATAAATCATTTGTATTATGGAAATTCATTTTGTTATTTCTCGCCGTCCAAATAGCCCACGATTTTCTATTCTATTTTCTGATATTGAAAACCAGTTCTGGAAGCAACTCAATAATTGATTTAATTAAATCATATGGTAACAAACACGGAGCTTTAACTGTATTGGGTGATAGTTTAATGGTAGTATTGGCAATTTTAGTGGCGTATGGATTATTACAATCTAATGCTGAGTTTTCAACATATATAATTTGTATGTTAGTGAGTCTGTATTTTATTGGATATTTATTATATTCTAAATGGCAATAGAATTATTATAAAATCCACTTCCTATCCATTTTCCTAGGTTTATATCTTTTCACCCAATCTTCATTCTTTTCATCCATATAATTTTCTATATAATTTTTGGCACGGCTTTTCTCAAAAGCTGTTTTTTGATAATCTTTTCCTAATGAATCCACATTATCCACATAATAAATAATACGTTCAATAGAATTTACATAATTTGAAGCCAAACGCTCACTAATTGTTTGAACTTGTATTACAAATTCCTCTGGATAACTATCATTAAAAACATAGTGAAATTTTGTAGTATTATGTTTTGTAATGTATTTTTTACAAAAAAAAATAGGAATTGGGGCTCTTTCAGTGAGCCCCACGTATAAAAAATTAAAAAATTTAAAAAAGTTAAAGTAGCACCCTTATTGGGGATACTACTTATACAATTTTAAAATCTAATTAATATATAATAATTTAATAAGTAAATATGTCTTTAGGAAATTTAATTGTAGATATTTATCAAAATATTATTAAAATTGACAATACTCAAATATTATTATTAATTGATAACGATAATAAAATATGGTTCTCGCTTCGTCAAATATTTAAATCTTTAGATTATAAAAATATTAAAGCAGAAATTAAAAGAATTGAAGTTGATAAAAAAGAAATACTTACATTAGAAAAACTACTTAAAAATGTTCCAACAAAACAACATATTGAATATAATAATTATATAAGATCATATATGAAAATGATTAGCGAATCAGGTTTATTTATGCTACTAGATAAATCGGAAAAGCCAAAAGCAATTGAACTTAAAAGAATATTATATAGTGATATTCTACCTTCAATTCGTAAAACAGGTAAATATATAGTAAATTCTAAAGATAAACTAAAACTAAAAAAGCTTACAAATAAATTGCAACTTATTCAAAAAGAACAATCTATGAAAAGAGCAACAACTAAAAAATATACTAAATATACAAATACATCTGGAAAAGGTTTCATATATGTATTAAAAGTAAAAACTCTAAAAGATGGTAAAGAAGAACAATGTTATAAAATAGGTTATGCTACAAATTTAAATAAACGTTTAGAAACATATAAAACAGGACACCCAGATATAGAAATAGTGCATCAGGAAAATGTTAATGTAAGCAAAAAACAATTAGAAAAGTGTGTATTAAATCTAAATATATTGAAAAGGTTGAGTAGTAAAAATGAAATAATTTGTAATAAAAGTTTAGCAGAAATAAAGAATGAAATAAATGATTGTAAAAAGTTAATAGAAAAACATAGTGAATAAACAATAAATACAAATATTAATTAAATGTTTTTAAATCCTTGTTGCTTTTAGTTAAGTTTTCGCAAAAACTTAGCTTTTGGTGAAGTTTTACTAAAACTTCTCTTCAACTGTAGTTTAACTCTGGCATATTAGGACTCAATTGCCAAATCATATAAGCCACTTTCTTCGGCACTAGTGCTTTTGTTCCTGGATTATCTACTATTTCAGTACGTGTAGGATTAAAAGTATTATAATAATCTACAAGATCTAGATTATGTGTTGTTAAAGACAAATATGTTATATTTAGTTTCTCGTGATTTTTCTGGGCGTCTTTTAAAATCATTTTCATTAGTCGTGTTCCTTGACCGCCACCTGTAGAACACACTTTATGGATAAACATAAAACCACCATCTTTTTTATAAAGCTTTACTGATATATATGCAACTATTTCATTATTATTATGGATATAGATTATGCGATAATGATGATTTTTCTTAAGAGTAGCAAAATCTTTATTTAAAGCGATATTAACTTTGTATCTAGAACCTGAATGGGTTTTGCCTTTACATAAATTGGGAGATGACTGTAAAAGCGACTTAAAATGATTATACGAAGTTTCATCTTTTACTTCGGAAAGTATGTATTTAGTATTATTACCATTAGATAATTGCTTTTTAGTATTCTTGACATTTTTAATATTAAAATTATTATTGTTAGTAATATATTTATGGATATGTGTATTGATATGTGTATTGATATGTTTTTTAGTAGACATATTTTATTATATTTCTAATATTTATATATATAATAAAAGTTTATTGATGAATAATAAATAAATAAAAAATTGAATATAAAAATCATTGAAATAATGATTATAAAAATTAAAAACTATATGAATTAATAATATAAAAATGGCTGAAGCACAGGCACCACCTAGATTTTGTAGTGATTTGATTGGATTATATTTTATACACCCAGAACACAAAGAAGAACACATTGTTTATGCTTTCTCATTTGATAAACAAATATTAGAAAAAATGATTTTAGATAATTTTACAGAAGAAATCCGACATTATTATTCAATTAAACCAATTATAATATATACATATGTTAATTTTGAAAAAGAAGTTATTGAAAATAGAGAAAAACTAAATAAAATGTTTGGTAGAAAAAATGCACGTGGTATATTTATGAAACATTTAGATTATAATAATATAAAATATCCTTTATATGGTTATTATAAAAATTGTGAATGTGAAGAAGGTATTAAAGAACAACAAGTTATATTATCAATTCAAAATCCAAAAATAATTATAAATAATAAAATTTCTCAAAATCCAATACATATTGATATATTTTACGAGGAAGGTATAATGAATTCCTAAGTTTTTGCGAAAACTTAACCAAAAGCTAAGTTTTTACGAAAACTTAACTAAAAGCTTATTAGTTAATTTTTTTATATATTTTACAATTTAATTTTATATTTTTCTAACTATTATTTAGATATTGGATAATACATAAAAATTTATATTCATAAATATTGTTAAAATAATAAAAATGAAAACAGCAAAGATATATTATGTTCTAGCTGCATTATTGTTAGTAATAGTTGTATTAATAGTTGTATCAATTGTTTTATTTATTAAAAACCCATCTATACAAGTTTCATCAGCGCCACCTGCTAACATTAATGCACAAGTAAATTATCAACAATTGCAACAATCACAACAACCACAATATATAAATAATCCTTATTATGATTATGTTTATTGGCTAGATCCTTATTACTGGCGCGGAGGATATGATAATCGTTATGATTATTCATATGACAGACATCATAGAAGAAGTAGTAACCACAATAGTATTATAATTAATACACAACCACACTCGACGCGCGGATATATTCCTACACAGCCATATACTGTAGCAGCATCAACGCAAGCTTATGTTCCAACGCAAGCTGCACCACCACCTACACAACCACCACCTGCTCCTACACAACCACCACCTGCTCCAACACAACCACCACCTGTTCCTACAATGGCACCAACACCAACAATGGCACCAGCACCAGTTAACACTTAAGTTATTATAAATATTTCTTGTATAATTTTAAATTCTTTTCCTTTTCTACATTATAATCTATAATAGGTTCTAGATACTTAATACCTTTTTCTATATATTCTTTAGCATATTCATTCCATTTGTGTAAATGACTAGCCTTAACATTTTCCAATTCAGGGCACCATTTTTTTATATAGGTGCCTTCTTTATCAAATTGAATACTCTGTCTCCATGGATTCAATATAGTTTGCTCCAAAGGACGTGATGTAGTTCCACTAGAGTTAGCTCCGCTTACTTGCCATCCAAAATTATTTTGTGCCGGGTCATAATCATATAGTTTCTGAGCGAAATAGCGTTCCCCTTCTTTCCAGTCTATACTCAACATTCTACATAGAAAGCTAGATACAATTAGACGTCCTCTATTATGCATATATCCAGTTGTATTTAATTCTCGCATACAAGCATCTACAACCGGAAATCCCGTTTTTGCTTCGCACCAAGCTTTGAATTTGGTAGGATCGGTTTTCCATTTAATATGTCTATATTTAGGATTTAGTGCTGATTCCACATATATTTCAGGATGAAAATGCGATAAATTATAAAAGAAATCGCGCCAAAATAACTGTCTAATAACACCATTATCTTTTCCTAATTTATTTCTCATAGTCCAATATACTTCACGAATACTAACACAACCAAATTTATTAAAAGGTGAGAGGTGAGTTGTTTTATATGAAAGCAAATCGCGATTTTCATCATAATCTTTCCATTCTGTAATCCCCTTTAATATCAGTAATCCATTATCACGACCCCCTCTTTCAGGTAATTTGTCATTGATTTTCGCCATTATTTTCCCTTCAGTATTCATTACTTCATCTATTGTAATTGCAAATTGGTGTTTTTTCAATTTATTAGATAGCGTCATATTTGTCTGTAAAAAATTATTATTAGTATTTTTTATAGGTTTTCTAATATCTTTAGAAGCTGATGCTCTCCAAAAAGGAGTATATTTAGTATATGGTTTATTTCCACCTGTTAAAACTGTTCCAATTGGATTAAGACAAATATCATCTTTTACTAGACATTTTATATTGTTCTTTTTACATAGTTCTTCTATTTTTGCATCGCGCTGCTTACTATAATGTGTATAATCCATATTGAATGAAATAGTTTTTATATCTAGATGCAAATCTATTCCTTTCATTTTTATTAATGACTCTAGAATATCAAATTCATTGGCTCGCGCGTCATCATAGAATATATATAATTGACTCTTATGTGATTTTAATTGTTTATCTAGATCTGATAATGATTCGCAAAGAAATTGGACGCAATTATCGCTTCTAAATGGATTATTCTTTTTATCTATTTGTTTTGAAGTAAATATGAATATTGGAATTACTATATCGTGAGTTTTACAAGCTTCTAGTAGAGTTGTATTATCATCTAGTCGATAATCGCGACGGAATATATGAATACAAGTAGATTTTGACATTTCGCTTTATGATATTTATATAGTTATATAGTTATATAGTTATAAATATAATTTATAAAATTTACAATCTATATTTAATTATACTTTATATTTTTAGTTTTACTTTTTTACTTTTTACTCTGGACTTCTAAATATCATTCCAGATAATGAAATACTACTAAATAATTTATTTTCATTATTAATATTTTCATTTATTTCATTATTAGTAATATTATTTTTATATTTAGCAAATTTATCTTTTTTATGTAATGCAAATAATTCTCTAACTTTTGGATAGCATTTTTTAACATCACAGAATGTAATCATATCTAATTCACCATCATTAATAATATCAAACATACTAGTTTTAATAGTTTCATTTTTATCCCTATCAATAATATCATTGTTTTTTAAAAATTCTTCTAATACACACATTAATATACTAAAATTTAATAAAAACTTATGTATTTTTATATTATTTACACGAAAAAAACTAATTATTGATTTCATAATAATATTTATTCCCATACTTTGAGTTAATACATTATCAAAAATATTACTAATTTCATCTCCTAAATTATCAGTATTACAATCAGGATTAGTATATTCAATCATAGTTTTTAATACTTTAGTTAATCCAACAATATCATATTTAACTAAAGAAAACCAAAAATCTTGCGATATTTGTACATTAATATTTTTAAAACAAATACCGCAATCATATACTATTATTTGAACTTGTTGAGATTTATTATCATTACCACTATCATTATCTATTACTCTAACTTTCCAATTTTTACAATGTAAATCACCATGTACAAAATTATCAACTAATAACATTTGATAAAAAAAGCAATTAAAGTTTATACTAGTATTTAATTTTTGAATCGGTGATAATTCATTAAAGTTCCGACCGTCTATATATTCACTAATTAATAAATCTTCCGATTGATATATTACTTTTGGAAAAATAATTAGATGTGAACTATCTTTAAAATTTTCTCTAAATGTGCTACAATTATCAGCTTCGTTATTGAAATTACATTGTAAATTTATATCATATAAGAAATCGTCTAGATTGAAAAATAAATTATATCTATTACGGAAGAAGCTTATAGATTGTAAAAGCTTAATTAATTGTATTAACTCACTTTGATTTGACAAATCAGCTTCAATATTAGGATGTTTAACTTTAATTGCTACCTCTAGACCATCTTCTTTTCTGCGACCATAATATATTTGACCTATACTACCTGAAGCAATTGGCTTAAATGTTGATATATCAATATAGTCTTCTAAATCAATTCCATCAGTTGATTCTGTAAAAATGGTTTTAGTATGTTCTAAATCATGATAAGGACAATTTTCAAATATATCTTCAAAATATGTGATGAATTTTAATGTATTTTTCATTTCATTAGTATTATTATTTATTATATTGGCTTTTAGCTTACTAATATACCATTGAAAAAATTTAATATAAAGACTACCATTTTCAAAGATGATTTGTTTTAGAGATTCAAAGTTTTTATTTTGAATAATTTCTGTTTCATTATCAGTATTTTCTATTGTAAATCCTATAATAATCTTATCTATATGTGTTTTAATTTTATATAATCTACTTATCTGTTTAAAAAGTCTAATGCAATATGAAATCATAATATATATATATATGTATATGTATCTAGATACACTTTTATATTTAAGTTAATTAAAGTTTATTAATTAATATTATGTTAAATTATAATTTATATAATAATTTATATAATATTTTTTATCATACTAACTAATAAAATTCATTAAATTATATATAAAAGAAAAACGTATTATTATTCATATATATATTCTTATATGTATTCGTTTATGACTTAAAAATAAAAAATTAAATATGTCTAGAACATAATTTATATTTATATATATATATATATATTTATAACAAAATGAGTAATTTAACTACATTAGTAAAAGATGTTACATATTTTTATATTAAATATTATTATGAAAAAGAATTGGAAAATACTAAACAAAAGACTCTTACAGAAACTATGTTGAAGAATATGATTGAAACATTATATACTGAGAAGTCTAGTGATTTAAAAAAATATATTCGAGATACTTTAAAAGAAAATTTAAAAGAAAATTATAGTTCATTTTCTACTGAAAATATTTTATTAGAAATGTTTAATGATCCAGAATATTCAAAACACAGAGTATTCTTGGAAATTATGGAATATCAAAATAATATGTGAGATTATTTATATATTATTTTAATAATTTTTTATCTTAATAATATTTAGATATCTATATACATAAACATACATAAATATAAATTATACAATGAAACAACGTAAAATATATAAGAAGAAAATTAAAAAAAGTTTACATACTAAAAAAAAATTATATATAAAACCATATAAAAAATTTCAAACAAATGCAAACACTAAAATACAAACTCATACAAAAACACGCAAATCATTATGTGCTCCTTTTATCGAACCAACCAGTCTTTCTAAAGGTAATTATCTATCTAAATCAAATGTAAATATTATTAAATCAGCAACTGATGAATCTTGCTTTAGTATTGATGCCTTACGTAAAATTGCTACCAAATGGAATACTGAGACTACTAGTAATCCAAATATGAAAATCCATTTTGACAATAACACATCTGGAAGCAGTCTTTGGTCTTCTATAAATAATGTGATGAAATATAAATGTAATAATGAAATATGCTGGATGAAACAGGATTTTATTAAAGATAGTCCTCTTGCCAAAGAACTATTAAAGAATTTTAAGCCACTTATGCCAAATAAATGGCTTTCTAATCCAATTGAATGGTTGAATACTATAGATATTCGCGATGTAATGAATCAATATGAAGTTAAATATCCACATTTCGAATTTATTGGACCAGTACCTATGGATTTTGATACTAAAGTAGGATTCGGACAATGTGTTATTGATGAATTATGTAAGATTAATCTAAATGATTTAATGAAAAAAGGTAAGACAAAAATAGGAGTAGTATTCAATCTAGATAAACATACACAATCAGGTAGTCATTGGGTAGCAATGTATGGAGACTTCAAAGGTGAAAAAGAAGAAACTGGATTGAGTGATAATAGAAAAGGACAAATTTGCTATTGGGATAGTTATGGTATGAAACCAAATAAAGAAGTAGTAGTATTAATGGAAAGGTTGAAAAAACAAGCTTCTGAAATAGGACATAATGTTGATATTAAAATAAATAATGTGCGTCATCAATATAAAAATAGCGAGTGTGGAGTATATTGTATATATTTCTTAACTAGTCTTCTGGATGGTGAAAAAAGTTTTGAAAATATAGTTGACAATATAGTAAAAGATGATGATATGAATGCTAAGAGGATAGAATATTTCAATAAATCAGATTAATATTATTTATAGTTTTTATAATTTTTCATATAATTATTATTAGAAGTATAAATTCTAAAAATAATAACTTCTTAATAAATATTAAATAGATTCAATACAATAAATCTAGTAATAGATTAACAATCACATAAAATAATTACATATAAACAACTAAATATACTTTCAAAATGTCTATGTCTGATAATAACATTGATAAGCTATACTATTCACAAGGTAATCTAGATAATACTTATAAATTAGTTAGCGAGGAAGTATTACGCCGCACTAATAAAGATATTTCATTCAATTCATCATACCGAGCCAACTTTGATAAAATGGCAAAAATGGTTTATGATAAATGTCCCCCTAATGAACGAAATCTAATGAATGCTAATAATCGTCTTTCTGAAAAGTCAATTACCTATTTCCATAATAAAATATTCGAAAAGACAGTAAATAAACCTACAGAAAAGCAATCAAATCAATTACATAGAACTAATGTAATGAATAATGCTACTATGAATGCAACTATGAATTCTGGTATGAATATGAATCCAAATATGCCTCTTAGTTTTACATCAGATAATACAACTAATTCTCAAGGCTTTACTATGATTAAAGATAATGAAGATTTATCCAATAAGTTTAATGAAATGATTTCAAATCGCGAATCTCTAGGAACTAGCGCTGGAATTAGAGGTGATGGAAACCCTAATACATATCTACCACAACCTGCAATTTCATCATCTCAATATGTAACCAATGAACAATTTGTAAAGGGAGCTCGTAGTGCTACTGATACATATGAAGCACAATATCTACGCCAAGCTGATATTCCTAAACAAAATAAACAAACTCTACTACAAGAAAATATTGATTTTACAATTAATTCTTTTAATTTAAGTGATGATTTAACTGATTCTCTGATAGGTAGTGAAAATGCTGATAGTCCTTTATATCAAAATATTGAAAATTTACAACGTATGGATAGTGTTAATCCAATGTCAATGTTGGAAGATTATCAAAGACAAAGAAATGCACAAGCCCAACAATATGCTTCTATTGAAAAACGGGAAAATATTACAGCAATTAGAACTTCTCCCATAGCGCAGAATAGCGCTAACCGTCAAAATAATAATGACCGCCAAACTAATAAAACTGAAGCAAAAACGAATATTAACCAGATACAAGTAGACCCAATAAAATTATATAATTTTGGAAATGAATTAGCAGATAATTATTCTGAACGTATTGAAGAACGCATAGTTAATGATAATAAGATTCAAATGATTAGTCCAAACGAAGTAAATAAAATGCAAGAGGCACTCATTAATTTACAGCGTGATACTCAACCTAAATATATCGAAAAAGTTCATTATATTAATATTAACAGTGTTGATCGTTTTTGGGAAGAAAATTTAGAAAGCCGATATAATTTTAAGGTATTTTTCAACCAAAACTCAACATTTGAAGGAGCCGCTATTAGCCAACAATATAAAAATGTTGTTAGTGTTGAACTGGTTAGTGCAATATTACCAATTGATACGTCAATTAATACATTTGATACACGCATATATGCTGGTATAATGAAATATCCATATTTACTACTGCGAATTGATGAATTAGACAATGTTTTCAAAGGTACAAATAATTGGACAGATAGGGCATTTTCTACTTTATTATTTGATAAAGTATATCATACTAATACACTTTCTACTGATTATGTTTCAGGTACTACTAACAGTATAGTAAATTCTAGTCCTACTACTGCTTTTACACCAGAATATATGCGTGGATTTATGAAATTTAATCCTGCTTATTTCGAAAAGAAAAAATTCTATAATAATCCATTAGCCAGTTTAAATCGTATGAGTATTTCAATTACTGACCCTAGAGGCAATTTTATTAATTCACAAAATGACGTATTAAGTCTTAGTAATATAGGTTTTACTTCTAATTTATCAGTCATTGGAAATACATTAGAAATTGATGCTTCAAATGCATTTCCTTATGTAAATCAATCGGATTTTAAAATGATAAAACTTACATCTACATCAACGTTTTCAAATAGATTATTTAGAATTGGTGACAATGTATTAATCAAAGATTTTACATCTAATATATCAATATCAGGTTTTGCAGCATCTAATAATTCTATTTTTAATACCTTTATTAATAGAGCTGAAGGACATTATATTGTAAATTTAGATTTAGAAAATAATGCAGATGGTGGTAATAAAAGTTTCCTACAAAATCTATATATTAGTCCTCCTGGTTCTTATAGTGCAACTAGTAATACTGTATCTGGATATTATGATAATACAACTATAGATTTTACTGGAGCTACTTTTGGTTCATTAATTAATCTAGATTTACAAACACATCTACTTTTTAGAATTGTAACTAGAGACCCAGATACTGAAAAAGTATTGAAACCTGTTAATGTCTACTAAGTTTTTGCGAAAACTTAACTAAAAGCGAAGTTTTTAGAAAAAACTTCACAAAAACTTAAAGAAAAATTTAGCAAAAAAATTTAGAAAATAATAAAAAAATGTCTAAAAAAATGTCTAAAAATATGATGTATCGCAGTTTTTACCATCACATTTAATCTTATTGCTAAACATAGTAACATTACCACAACCAACACAAGTAAAAACTTTAAATCTATTATCAAATATTTCTACATCTAGTATAGCTTTAGTTTTTGAACCCATAGTCATTGTACGGAGATTAAATATATCACCATTACATACATTACATTTAAGCTTAGGAATCAATTTACCGTCTTCATATTTAATATTTGTAAATTTTTTCATAGAAGTTTTACCTCCTTTTTGTGTTTTTGTTTTCTTATTTTGTAATTTAATATTTTTTTTAGATTTATTAATTTTTTTAATCATTTTTATATATTTTGATAATTTAATATTTATCTATTATTTATCTTATTATATATTTTGATTATCTTATTATTAATTAATATATTTTTTTATTGGTAAAATTTTAATTTAAAAATTCTTATATAAATATCAATATAAACATATAACATATTAACTAATTATTATATATCTATCTAGACTCAATAATATAAATACTTTACTACTTTATAAATAAATAATAATAAAATGGCTAAAGCATCTATATACACCTCTCTCTTTGACACTAAGTCTTTAGTTGTTAAAGATGTATCTCAAAATGGTGAAAAACCATATATTCTAAATTTTAATAAGTCAATTAGCAATCCATCTCTTTTCGATAATATTACTCTTTTAATTGAAAATGCTATTAAGACTAAAGGACTACAGTTTGATAAGATTTGTGCTACTAGTTCAAGTGCTATTTCATATGCTACTAATGTAGCTACTAGTTTCGAAAAAGGTATAATGTATATTAATAGCGAAAACAATGATAAAAATGAAAAGGATAATATAAAAAATATAAAAATAGAAGGAGAAATGAACATTGATGACCATGTATTACTCATTGAAACAGTAATTGGTAACGATTTTCTAGTGAATAATATTATTAAGAAAATTAGAAAATATGGTGGTGAAATTGTTGGATTAATACTCATTATTAATCAATGTGAAGGTGAATATGTAAATCTTATAGAACAAAAGGAAAATATTATTAATGTTTTAAATATTTATGATATTTTCAACCATCTAGAAAATAATAATCAGATTGAACTATTCTATTGTGAAAAGGTTAAGTTTTATTGTGAGCGTATCACTAAGCTTAATATTCAAAAATTATTGTCAAGTGGTGAAGAGAAAAAAGAAGTAGTTCCAGTTGAAACACTTGTAATAGAATCTGAAAAAGCGCTATTTGTTTCACAATAAATTTTGTATTTATTTTAAATTTTTTATATTTATTTTAAAATTTTTTATAAATCAATTATTTTTTATAAACAAATAATTATATCGTTAATATAATTTACTTAAAAAAATTGATTTATATTATATTTAATAATAACAATTAATATAATTATTTACAAATATAACTATATCTATAAATTCTAATGTCATCGCAACAAAAGACTGATAAAACAGATAAAACTGAACGTTCAGAACGCAATAGTACTTCTACAATGTCAGAATCTATGTATGTAGTTAAACGCAATGGTGAACAAGAAGAAGTTTCCTTTGATAAAATCATTAAACGTATTCAAAAATATTCAAAAGATTTAACTAAATCAAATGCTATTGAATTAGCACAACAAATTATAGCTCAAATATTTAATGGTATTCCAACACATAAAATCGATGAACTTACTGCTGAAATATGTGCTGCTAAAACTACAGTTCACCCAGATTATGGTAAATTAGCATCTCGCATAATCATTAGTAATCATCATAAAAATACTAGTCCTAGTTATAGTGAAGTAATTCAACAATTATGGGATAATAAAGATGTTTTAGGAGAAAATAAACCCTTGATTAATGAACGGCTTTATAAAATGGTTATGGCAAATAAAGAAAAAATAAATGCTACTCTAGATTACGAATATGATTTTACATATGATTATTTTGGATTTAAAACACTAGAGCGCGCATATTTAATGCGTATCAATGATAAAATTGTAGAGCGACCCCAACATTTGCTAATGCGAGTTGCCCTTAGTATTCATAAAGATGATTTGAAAGAAGCACTTAAGTCATATAAAATGATGGCAGAAGGCTATTTTACACATGCTACACCTACATTATTTAATATGGGAACTCAGCGAGAACAGGCATCTAGTTGTTTTCTACTTACAGTAGATGAAGATAGTGTTGAAGGTATATATAAGACATTAACAGATTGTGCCAAGATTAGTAAACATGCTGGTGGAATTGGTATAGCATTTCATAAAATTCGCGCTAAAAATAGTCGTATTCGTGGTACCAATGGTATTGGAAATGGATTAGTTCCTATGTTAAAAGTTTTTAATGAAACCGCTCGTTATATAAATCAATGTTTTACACCTGAAACAACTGTTTATACAAAAAATGGTATAAAAAGAATGAATGAAGTAACATGCGAAGATTATCTTTTGACAAAAGATAGTTCATATAAAAAAGTTTGTAGTATATCGATAAATAATATAAATAAAGAAATATTAAAAATTAGAGGTAAATATAGTATAGAAGATATTAATGTTACTCAAGAACATGAAATTTATGTTATTCAAGGACAGCACAAAATTTTAAATTATAAAACTATAAAAAATAGAATAAATATAAATATTATTAAACCTAAATTTATATTAGCAAAAGACTTAACTGAAAATGATATGTTTGGATACCCAATTCCATCATTTGTAAATGATATTTTGGAATATAATAATGATTATTGTCGTTTTTATGGTATTATGATTGGTGATGGTCATATCTATGTAAGATCTCAAAATAATTATGAATATGGTATAACATTAAATTTAGAAAGCAAAATTGATACAGTTAATTTTGTAAAACAATATTTAGAAAATAAAAACATACATTATTGGACTGGGAATAATCTAAATAATAATTCATATTTTATTAGATGGTCATCACAAACAATTAATATACCATATAATAAATTATATGATTCTAATAAAAATAAATTTATACACGAAACATTCATAAATTTACCAAATGAAAAAATAATGTTTTTACTTAAAGGATTAATTGAAAGTGATGGTGGATATACACATGAAATATATTTTAATAATACTTCATATCAAGTTGCTATGACATTTAGATATTTATTATTAAGAATAGGTGTTTTGTCATCTGGACATATAAGTAATAATATTGGTAAAGGACATTTTATTACAAGAATAAATGGAAAACAAGATTATATCAAGCATAAAAAACTATGTTATGTTATTCGTATTCCTAAAGATAAAGCTTTAATTTCTATTTTTGGCGATAAAGTTAAATATTCTAATAAATTAGGATATTTCAAATATGATAATATTATTTGGTCAAGAATTAGAAGTATATCAAAATATAATTATGAAGGAAATGTTTATGATTTTAATATAACAGATAATCATAATTATACTGTAGCTAATCTCGGTATTGTTCATAATAGTGGTAAAAGGGCTGGATCTATCGCAAATTACCTTGAGCCATGGCATGCTGATATCGAAGATTTCCTTAAATTAAGATTAAATACAGGAATTGAAGAAGAGCGTGCTCGAGATTTATTCTATGCTGTTTGGATTTCTGACCTATTTATGCGCCGTGTAGAAGCTGATGAAGATTGGTCGCTTATGTGTCCTGATAAATGCCCCAACCTCTATTTAAAATATGGCACCGAATTCGAAGAATTATATATCAAATATGAAAAGGAAGGGCGTGCAAATAAAACAGTTAAAGCACGTGCTATTTGGGAAGCAATTATTACAGCACAAATTGAAACAGGAATGCCATATATTGGTTATAAAGATGCTATAAATACTAAAAACAATCAAAAGAATTTGGGAACTATTCAAAGTAGTAATCTGTGTATTGAAATTTGCGAATATACATCTCGTGAAGAAATTGCTGTGTGTAATTTAGCTAGTATTGTTCTTCCTAAATTCGTTGAAAAAGTTGATGGAGTTATGACATTTAATTATGAAAAATTAAGGGAAGTAGCAAAACATATTGTTAAAAATATAAATAAAGTTATAGATTATTGTTATTATCCAGTGAAGGAAGCAGAGTATAGTAATAGGAAAAATCGCCCCCAAGGTATTGGTATTTCTGGGCTCGCAAATATTTTTGCTATGATGAAAATAGCATTTGACAGCGATGAAGCTCGAGTGATAAATCGCAAAATATTTGAAAATATGTATTTTGCAAGTCTAGAAGCAAGTATGGAAATCGCTCGAAAACGAAAAAAATACGTTCAAGAATATAAGCGCTTGCTTAAATTGGGTTCGGGTGGTGCTAGTAACACAAATCACACACAAACTAATAATCACACACAAGCTAATACTCCAAACGAACTATCTGAAGATGATAGAAAACGGATGGTTGAATTAAAAGAAACCTATTTCATAATCGACGAGGAACTTAAATTACCTAATCAATATGCAGGAGCTTATTCTTCTTTTATTGGTAGTCCTTTATATGAAGGTAAATTTCAATTCGATTTATGGGGGGTTGAACCTAGTGCGGATATGAAAGAAGAATGGGAAACCCTACGCGCTGATATTCAAAAACATGGTGTTCGTAATTCATTATTAATAGCATTAATGCCAACAGCTTCTACTTCGCAAATAATGGGTTCAAATGAATGTATTGAACCATTTACAAATAATATTTATACTCGCAAAACGCTAGCAGGAACATTTGTAGTGGTTAATAAATATTTGATAAATGATTTACTCGAATTAGGTATTTGGAATTCTGCTATGAAAGATAAGATTATTTTAGCTGATGGAAGTGTCCAAGATATTGCAGAAATTCCAACTGATATTAAAGAGCGCTATAAAACAGTTTGGGAAATAAAACAAAAGGTGTTAATTGATTTATCAGCGGATCGGGCTCCATTTGTGTGCCAGACCCAGTCATTAAATTTATTTGTTAAAAATCCGACCTACAAAACTTTGAATGCTATGCATTTCTATTCATGGAAAAAGGGTTTAAAAACAGGCATTTATTATTTGAGAAGTCAAGCTAAAACTAGCGCACAAAAATTCAGTGTGGACTTAGAAAATGTTAAAACGAAAGAGGAAACAGGATTAAATGGATTAAATGCTATTATGAATATAAACTCTAATGAAAAAGGTAATGGTATCAATGGTAATAATAATAGTAATAATCATAATATTAATACTAAATCAAATGAAGAATCGCAAGAATGTTTGATGTGTTCTTCATAATTTGTAAAATTATATTTAATATTTTACAAACATATTATTTTAATTTATATTTTTTTGTCTATATTTTCACTTCTTTTTCTTAGTAAAAAAAACAAACTGTTTTTTACCATTTACTATTCGCACTTCTCCAACTGGTTTAGGTATTCTAACCCTACCAACTAAATTTTCATCATATATATTCATTTTACCATTGGTGTCTGGTTTTGTATTATAATAATACATTTTACCTTTATAAGGAAATGAACCATATTGAATAGTTACTACTTTTTCCTGAGCTAAATCAATAGTATCTACAGTATCATCAATAGCAGGAGTAAAAAGATATTCATCTCTATTTTTTGTAGCATAATCCATACATACTAATCCTTTATTTTCTGGATTAAGAATATTTTCCTTATAATTTAAAGCACAATCAAAAGCAGTTTCTTTCATTAATCTTTGAAATTCGCTAATAATAATTTTCTTTCTTTCTGAAGTAAGATATAAATATTCATCGCTAGACACAATTTTACCGGCTTTATCAGCTAATGCTGGATTAGAATATTTATAAATATCATTAGTTCGTACATCAACATATGAAATTTTGCGAACTAGATTAGGTGTTATAGTTGCCATATAAATAAAGACTTCACAGTTGCGGTCTTTGGGAGCTAATGCTAAATGTGATTTATTTCTAATACCTCTTCCAATTACCTGTTGAATTAACACATTTTGCCAGTAGCTTTCTAATATATGAATATAACGCACCTCTTTTAAGTCTAATCCTTCGGCACCAGTTTTAGTAGTCATTAACATTTTAATAACTTCGCCATAATAATTATTAGAATGAATTGCTTTTAATTGTTCTACTAACTTATTACAGTTTTGAGGTAGTTTATCCCATTCTGAATTATATATATTGCGATATATTTCTCGTATATCTTCATCTTCACCGCCAGTATAGAATATGAATTTAGATTTATGTTTATCTTCTTCATTTTCATCTAATTCCCATATATAATTATTTTTACCTCTACCTCCTTCACCTTCACCTCGCACTTTCTTAATACTAAACGGAGCCCATTTACCTGTTTGTATAAGAGAATATGATAAAGTATTTAACCCTATTAATGTTCTAAAAAAACTATATACTAAAATTTTACCTTTGTTACTTTTATTTTCAATATTATTTATCATTGCTAAATATTTAGGCGCATATTTAGCTAGACTACCATTTGTAATATCTAGATATTTGCCTTTATCTCTTTCTAGAAGGTGTAAATAACCTTGTTTAATTTCTTTATCTAAATCTTTTGTTTTCATTATTTCAGCCTGACTAGCTCGAATATTAAAATCTTCTAATTGTTCTCCTAATGTTTCTAAAAGTCCAAGTTTATCTTCGAATAATTTACTATCATATGGACTACCTATTTCTTCAGGAAAAACTAAACTACATGCTAATCTACTACTAATACGATATGATGATAAGGACTGTGTATTTTCTTCATCTTGTCTATGTCTATTATTTTTATCTTTTTCTATTTCCTGATGACGATATCTTTCATATGATGCAAATTGAAACTCGCTCATAGGAACTTGAACTTTATTAATTGCGACTAAATCTGGATATTGAGATGGATCTTGATATTCATAATATGATGTTAACCCAGCAATACGCCTTTTAATTAAATCTATTCTTTTCAATTTATTTAATTCTGGATTATAGAAAAGCCGCTCAAACTCTTCTTTATCTTCTGGAAAACATGTTTCTGGTTTTGCCTTATCATCTACGCTAATTTTATATCCCATTTTTTGAATTGTATCAGAAATTTCTGTTTTAAAGCTGTCAAAATCTATGCTAGCATCAGGTTTATATATAATTCCTTTTCCATCTGGATTAGTTATAAAGTTGTCTGGATTTTTCGTTACTTTAATAATCTTTTGAGACTGATTAATTATAATTTGGTCTAAATTAACATTTTTTTTGAGATTATATTTTATTTTAGTATAATCAATACCAACATCAAATGTAGTTTTAATTTTTATTTCAATAACATTCATATAACCACGTAATATATTGTAAATCTTTGTAATTTCATATATTTGATTTGTAATAGGAGTTCCACTAAGGAAAATATATTTTGGATTCTTTGCATTAATAAAAAGTTCATAGAATCTATCACCATTTGAGCTTCCAGATGCCATACGATTTCCCATATTATGAACTTCATCAATAATTACTACTTTATCATCAAAATCGCCATCTTTTAATTTAGTTAATATTCTGGGGTTATCATAATGTACAAATTTAAAACGTTTATCTATAATACTTTTTATTTGATAATCTAATTTAGTTCTCTCATTTGACGATAGTTCATTATAGTTAGAATTTGTTTTTGTAAAATCTACAAAAAATGCTCCATCATTTTCACGAATTGAAGTAGCCGGAATACCTAATTCATCGGCAAGTTTTTTATGCGATTCGCTATTGCAATTATTAAATACCCAATAATTTGCTGTTTTAACATATTCAGCACCACAAGTGCGTATTTCTTTTTGAAAATTCTTATCTAAATTTGTTTTACTCATAATTATAACTTCTTTTTTAGTAAGAATTGCTTCTGAAATAGTAATTGCAGCGCAGGTTTTACCAACACCTAATCCAATATATAAAAGAAGACCTCTTGATGGACTTTCTCCTTGTAAATAGTCGCGCGTCAGCTTTTGAATATTGTTTAGTTCTAATCTTTCTTTAATTTTTGGAATTTCCCTCTTTTGTTTTTTTGTATTACCAAGTTCATATTGTTGGAAAGTATCCATAACCCAATTGTAGAAGTGTTTACGATTAGGTAATTCCCAAAGTTTAGGATGTACTTTATTTGGATTATTAGGAGGTCGAAAACTGTTTAAATCTTCAATATCTTTGTGTTCATCTTTGTTGTGTGTTTTAATATTTTTCTGTTCTATATTTTTTGATTTTCTAGTAATTTTAATAGTTTTTTTAGAAGAAGACGTATTTTTGTCATTATTTTTTTTGGTGCGAGGCATTATATTTTTTTTAATAATATTAATGTTTTAATGTTTTAATGTTTTAATGTTTAATGTTTTAATTATATTATATATTAAATAGATATGTTTTTTGACCTTCAAACATTTTCAACATAAGATTTAAAAATTGATTAAATAATATATATTTATATATTTATATATTTATATAATTAAATTGTTTATATAAATAAAGATATAAACAAATGTAAATAAATATGAATAGATAATAATTAAACAATGAAAAATGAATAAATTAATAATGTTTTATAAAAATGAAACTAAAAATTTCAAATTTATATCAGAACAATATTATAATCTAGAAAAGGAATATAATAGATATTCAATATATAAGTCTCTAATAAAACAAATTGAAAATATTCTTAAAATATTAGACTCATATGAACAAAATAATAGAAAAAAATATGAAAATAAAAATATTATAGATAGATTTATTTTAGAATGTATTAATCATGGTATTACACCTAATATCCAAAAGTCACATATACATACTAACACTAATAATAATATAAATAATTTAGATATTTTAGATAAAGAAATAAATTATGATACATTATCACATCATATATTTTTTAATCCTATATTAGATAATATTGAACTATTACGAAATGTATATTACTTTACAAAAATGATAAATGAATATAATGAAAAAAAAATAACAATGAGTCCTGAAAAACAATTAGCAATTCTTAAAGCAATATCAAATTCTAATAAACAATTTGCAAATATTCAACACAATTTACAAAAGAAATTATTAATAAAAGATGATAAAATAGATATAGATACAAATGGGAATGCGAGTAAAAATATTACTACAAATGAAGAAAATATAAATAAAGAAGATGTTTATAAAGAAGATGTTTATAAAGAAGATGTTAATAAAGATATAATTTGTTCGTTAACCTTAAAAAGTGATGATTATATAATTGTAAAATATAGAGATTATTCAAAAACATTAAGCTTAAAACGCTATTCACAATTAATAAAAAATTATGATAGACCTTATCCATATGATATGGTTAGAATGTTATTGCGCTATTCAATATTTGATATGTCTAATCAACAATGGAGTATAGGTAAAAATCTTTATGATGATATTAGTGAAACATTTAATATTAGCTTTGAAATGTTTGCTAGTCCTCTTAATTTTAATATGAATATGTTTTGCTCTATATTTCTAGATACTGACCGTATGTTTGGTAGTCTAGGTAGCTTTTATAATTTAACTGTTGAAAGGATGTTAAATCAAAATATAAAAGGGGTTGTCTTTAATCCACCTTATTTACCATTACTAATGTCAAATTGCACTAAACAATGTATAAATATATTGGATGAAATGAGCAACCTAAATGTGGATTTTACAATTGTTTCATTTTTACCTAATTGGAGTGATGCAGATTATATAAGAAGCTTTCTAGCATCAAAATATGTTGTAATTTATAAAGTAGTTAATAAAGGAGCATATGTATTACATGAAAAAGATAAAGGTAAGATTATTAATGGAACATTTGATTTATTGGTAATTGTTTTAAATAGTATGCATTTAAAATGGGGTGGGAGTATGAATACGAATACAAATAACAGAAAAAAAGAAATTACAGATGGTTTCGCAAATATAATAAAAATTATGAAAGAAGAAACAAGGAATATTAAATAAAGACTAATAAAATAAATAATTATAAATATTTATAATTTATTGCTTTCGTTTTTGTTATTTTCGTTAATTAGATTTTTAAGAATACTAATATGAATTGGATTTTGATTTATTAGTTCTGTTATATAATGTGTAGGTATATGATATACCATTTGTCTCATAGCTTTTTCTATTAAATATTGAGATTCAAATTTATTATTTATAAGTTTTATTGTAATAGTTCGATTACTATTATTAATTTTTATGCTTTTTATTTTATCTTTATATGAACATAGGAAATACTCTGATTTATATAATTGTGATATAAAATCACTTTCCTCCATATTATAATTAGAAAAATCATCATTATAAAATAATACAATTTCTCGTAATTTTTTCGTGTAAAACAAACAACATATATCTCTATCCTCTCTAAGTTCTCCAAATTTTACTTTAATATAATCTTCAAAATTAAGTGATAATGATTGTAATTTTGTAAAATATTGCAAGTCATATAATATACATGCATTACGAAACTTTCCTAAATCTAAATGTCTAATTGATTCAGGTAAATATTTTTTAGATATTTTTAGAAATAACATTTTTACACTAGATATACTAATTTTAATTACTTTTGTAAATTTAGTAAAATTTGTAGATATATTTTCTAAATGTTCGGTATTAATACTAATAAATTGAGTTTCATTATAAATATTAAATTTAGTATTCAATTCATCTAAAGCTTTATTTAATAGTTGGTTTTCTGTTTCTGTTTCATAAAATATAATGTAATACTGTGAATCAATTTTGTCTAATATAGAAAATTTATTTTGTTTAATATTATGTACTTTTTCCTGTATTTCCTGACATTTCAATTCACATATAAGTATAGGTTTTCTATCTACATATTTATAAAATGATATCATTTTTATAAATACTTTAGTTCTAGATACATATATATATTTTAATAAATTAAATATAATTTACACATAACTTATATTCAATTTTTAATTAGTTTGAATTAATAAATATTTTAGTTCTAGATACATATATATATATTAATAAATTAAATATAATTTACACATAACTTATATTCAATTTTTTAATTAGTTTGAATTAATAATACTAATAAATAAAAATTGATTTAAACAATACATAAATATGTATATTATTTATAATTTATATCTAGAACTAATATTAATTTGATTTATGTTTTTATAATTTTAATAATTAAATATATAACCAAACAAAACTATTTTTAAAAAATGACAGAACAACATATTAATACCAACTACAATAAAGTATCATATGAATTAGTTGCCACTCCAGATGAAATTGTATCTGGATACATTAATCCTTTTAATAAAGTAAATAAATTGCTTACAAAAAATGCAGTTCAAAATATATTAAAAAAATATGGTGTATTTCAAAATATTAATAATTTAGACCTCTATCAGGATGCAATGGTTCATGAAACCTATACTATTGGTAAAATTAAAGAAATATGTTCTCGTGATAATGTAAAAATAGTTAAGAACCCTGATGGATGTGTTCTTCTTCGAGAACGTTCATATGAGCGCTTAGAATTTCTAGGAGATGCTGTAATTGAAAACATTATTGTGAGTTATTTATATCGCCGCTATCCAGACCAACGTGAGGGTTTCCTTTCAAATATGAAAATGAATCTAGTAAATAGAATTACATTAGGTCATCTTGCAAAAGTTATAGGATTACATGATTATTTAGTAATTGGGCGGACATTAGATGATTTACATAATGCTAGAGATGAAGATAAGATTCTTTGTGATGTTTTTGAAGCTTTTATCGCTGCCATTTATCTTGATTTTAATAATGATAAACACGGATTCTTGAGTTCATTTATTTCAGGTGCTGGATACCAAGTAGCCGAATTATTTCTAATTAGTCTTATTGAAGATGAATCGGCACAATTAGATATTACAACATTTATTCTAGATGATAGAAATTATAAGAATAAAATCATAAAACTAGTTAAACGTATATTTAAATATAATCCTATTTTTAAAGTTGTAAAAAATGATGTATCTAGAAGTGGAGAAACTATTATAACAGTTAATTTGATTAATCCAAATAATAAAGATGTATTAGGAGAAGGAAAAGGTCAAAATATAAAAAAAGCAGAACAAGATACAAGCAAAAACGCATTGATAAAACTTGGCTATTTTAAAAATTAAATATGTTATTATACTTTTGTATATAATATTAGTTTAAAATTAAATATTTTAATGTCTAATTTTCACATATTTTAATGATTTCAGACATTAATTTTTTTATCTCAATTTTATTTTTAGATTTAAAATTATTAATTTTATTTGCTAATGAATTCCATTTGCTTTTAAATATAGTAGATTGAGTATTTAATATATTCAGTAACCATACATATAATTCAGCTTGAAATCTAGCATCTAGAATAGAATATTTAATAATAATATTTATTAAATCATCATTTTGATGAGATTGATGAGATTGATTAATAAAAGGAGAAAAAGTCAATGTTTTATTATCATAATTCCATTCATAATTAAAATTTGGTTTATTAGAAGAATTATCATTTATATATGTTTTAAAATCAATATTATAAATATTATTATTATACATATCTGATAAATATTCTATTCTTTTATTAATTATAATATCATTATCGTTGTCTGTATTCCAATTTGTAATATTACTAGTGTTATTACTTCCTCCAGATTTTAAATTACTTTTTTTTATATTTATATATTTTTTATTATTTTTATTAATATTTAAATCCTTTAATGATTCAGCAAGCACCTTTTCAAGTTCTATTTTCTCTTGTAATTCTATATTAACTTCCTTCATTTTATTATAATTCTTTTTTATATCTATTCCACAAACACATTTATTGCTATCTGATGCTATTTTAGTTAAACAGGTTTTACAATAATTTGCTGTACATTGATAACATTTTAAACAAGGTACATTTTCATCATAACATATTATACATTCTGAAGGTATATTAATATTTTTAAATAGTTTATCAACATTTGTATTTTCACTAGTACTTACTACTTTACTCATTATTTTATTATATTCATCATTAAATGATTGAATAAATGCTCTATCGAGTTCATTCATTTTCTAATGTATTTATTAGTATATTATTTTATTATATAATTTATGAAAATATAATTAGACTATAAATTTCAATTTTTTGTAAAATAAAATTGAAATTTAATAAATTGAAATTTTTTTATTATAATATTTTAATTAATTCAATAATTCAAATTATAATGGATTTATATAGAACTATATATTTTTCATTTACACATCATGAATATGTATTTACTTTATCTCTAGAATACTTATTAAAAGAAACATATAAGTCTTTACATACTAAAATTAAAGAAGAATGTGAAAAACTAAATATAATCGTTTATGAAGATAATTTAAAATTATATGATATCGAAAATAATGTAAAAATTGAAAAATATGATGACCTTATAGAATATAATACATACAAATGTAAAATTATTATAGTTCCAATTGTTTTACATTAGTAAAATAATAAATAGTATATGTAAATTTGATATCATTTTTATTTAATTCTTTTATTTACTTTTTACTTGGAACTTTTCTTAGTTTTAGAATGATGTTTCTTACTCATCTTACTCTTACTCTTACTAGCATGAGATTTGCGAAATGAAAACATGCGACCAGATGATTTATGAGATTTATCGCATTTTTCAGTAGGAATACGAACATGTTTAATAACATTATGATATTCGCGTTTAACATCACCATATACAACAGGTTCTGAATATTTAACACGTTTAGCTTGGTAAGCATAAACTTTATGTTTAGAACCTTGAGTAGTTTCGCGCATCTCAATGTATAAAGTACATTGACCACGAATACGCTTAGCGTGACAAAGCTCAGTTAATGCTTTACTTGCTGCTCGCTGAGCACTTTTCCCAACAAAGCGTCCTGTATAATCTTTATGAGAAAACTTGGTTTTGCAACCATCTACGTGATATGCATTATTAATAGTAAATGAACGCTTACCGGTTGATTTTAGAGTAGGCATATTAATTATTTATATTATTTGTTTAATACTTTTTATTGAATACTTTATTTATAATTAGATTATTTTTTTGATGTAATAAAGAATTATAAATAATTATAAGAATATTAATAATAAAATTAATAATAAAATTAATAATAAAATTAATAATAAAATTAATAATAAAATTAATAATAAAATTAATAATAAAATTAATAATAAAATTAATAATAAAATTAATAATAAAATTAATAAAAATATCATTTTATTATAAAGAAATTGAATAAAAGAAATAGAATAAAAGAAAATATAAATGAAAATGAAACAATTAAAACATATTTTATTATTTATTATATTAATAATAATATTTCTTTATTTATATATTTATGTAATATATGAAAAATTTGATGATTCAATACCTACAATTACTTCTAGTTTACCTATTAGTTCACAACTTACATTAGCTATAGCAAATATGATTGGTGTTTCTCCTCGTAGAATTAGCAATTTATCATTTACTGGAGATATTTCAAAACTTCAATTAAATGTTTCTTTTATTATTCTAGAAGCAAATCTTATAGAACTTTCAAATAATGAAATGAAAGCTAGTGATGCTACTACTTTTTCAAATGGATTATTTAATTCTGGTAAATTTATAATTTATATAAATAATAAATCAATATTATTAAATCAAAGTCAAACTAATAATACACCTACAACTACAGCTAATTTTTTTGATAATACTAATCTGATAACTATTGCAAATTATGCGACAAATAAATATATTTCAGTTCCAACAGATGCATCTTTAACAAAATTCTATACACTAGATATGGATAATAATTACAAGGTTAAACCTAGTTTAATAACTATTCCTAATATGTATTAATTTAACTTATATCAATAACTATAATCGGGTATATGAGAATGTCTTTCAATCCAAGGACGATTCATTCCTATTTCAGCAGGAAAATAATCAGTTATAATGTCACGCATAGCTCTATCTAATCCGGTTTTTTCATTTTTTACTGATAATATATTTTTGCTATCTTTTCTCCAATTAAACAAATCTAATTCATCTTGTAATATTTGTTTTTTATCAGGATCAGTTTCATTATCAAATAAAGATTGAACTTTTGCAATTTCTATATCTTCATCATTAGACCTTCTAATACCTTCTTGAACTAGTTTATTTGCTCTCCAATAATATTGTCTTTTACCTTCATATTCAATAGGTTTAAATCTTGAATAATAAGGTGTATCTAGATTTTCATTTAATTGTTCTGGTGTATATGTCATAATTACATCAATATTACTAGCCCAGTTTTTACAGTTAATTGCTATAGTTTTAGAAATATCGTTTTTATTTGGATCATCACTTAAATTTACAAATCTTTCTTGCTTATTTATTTCTATACTAGTAAAATATTCTTCATTCATTTTTGATAAAGTTATAAAAGTTTCATATACAAATAAACATACTATTATAAATAAAAGTGATTTAATTATCATTTTGTATCTAGATAATATTTAGATATGTATCTATATATATATATATGTAAATTTATATTATATTTCTATATCTATTTCTATTTCTATTATAGTAATTGATTTTATTGTTATGTTTTATATTTTTATAAATAATTTATTAATAATCAAATTTTATTAACATCGTAAATGCTAATAGAATAAAATAACTATAATTATTAGATAAATAAGTATATAAATGACAGCACCAAGCATATCAGCTAATGATAGTACAACATCAGGACTTTGGGCTTTTGACCGAAGTAGTGAGTGGGTTGCTAGATATGGAAATTGTAGTCGTAAAGCAGAACGTGTGTCTCCACTAAATATAGATACTACTAGTGTATCTGCTTGTAATGCTTTGTGTCGTTTTGCAATTAATTATGTTCCTACAACCTGTAGTGTTAGTATGATTAATAATATACCTACTGTAAGATTTTCACCTAATTGTATTGCTAAATTTAAAAATGAATTTTTTTATCTTAGTAAAATGACTATTCATCATACTAGTATGCATACAATTAATGACTCTCATACAGATTTAGAATTATTACTATATCATAATCGCAATCCAATTAATGATAATGACGGCGGTATAATAGTTTCTATTCTATTGAAAAAAGGAGTAGATTACGGAACCGCTAACGAATTCTTAAATGAATTTATTAATCAAATGCCATCAAATGATATGCCAATAGAACAAGATGTAACAGTAAGTGATTCTTGGAATCCAGAACAAATAATTCCAGAATCTAAATCATTTTTTTATTATGATGGAGCTTTACCATATCCACCCTGTTCACAAAACTGGACTTTTATAATATTCGAGGAAATAGTTCCTATATCACTCAATATTATTGATACAGTTCAATATATGATAGGTCCAGGTAATAAAAATATTAGACCTATCCAACGAAAACCAAAAAATATTTCAATATTTTATAATTCCAACTCACAGTTTGATAGCACTCAAGATTTGAGTAATTCAGCTGTAGAAGCATCTTCTACATCAACATCTACAACAGTTCCATTAGCTTTACAACAGACATCATGGTTAAAGCAAAATATATATTTTATAAAGGGTGTTGTAATTGCGATTATTTTAATATTGATGATTTATGTGGCAATAAAATTTGCAAAAGTTATAGTAGAAAATGATTTATTAAACAGCTTTATTGTTAGACAATTGAAGAAAAAACAACATAGGGAAGCACAAAATTCACAAGACGAAATGGCTAAACAACAGGCAGCAGAATATGGAGGTGTAGTACCAGTTGCTAATGTAGATATGAATAATGATAATGGTAATGATAATAATTGATTTAGATGATAATTGATGACGATGATTGATTTGGATAATTTTTGAGTTTTTAATATATAAAAGATGTAATACCTAATATACCTAATATAAATACTATAAAATGAGTAAAATTACAAATAGTGATTTGAGAAATAATAAAAATAAATATAGCTTAACAGAATTAGAAGCAAATATTAATAATTTACAGATTAAAATAGTATTAAATACTCAAATATTGAATGCAGATTTTTGTGCTAAATATATTTTAGATGAAAATCGTGCTACTTGTGAAGAAGATCTTTGGTTAATAGATGATGGTTATGTATTAACTAAACAACCACATATTACTAGAGAAGAATTAGAAGAAAAAATGGAGTTATATGATAGGTGATGAATTATTGTTAATGTTTTGTATTTGTAATTGTTTTAAATTTTGTATTTATTTCAACTTAAAGAGATTATATTTTTGATTAATAGTATTAAACATTATTAATATTTCTAAAATGACATTACCAATCCAAATTCCAAATGTGATTTTTTCACACGATGGTAATCTTGATGATTTAATTTCATTAATTGTTTTAATATCAGCTCATAAAAAGGGTAAGATTAATTTAGTTGGTGTATTTATTACACCTGCTGATAGTTTTTTAGAACCTGCTTTATTTGCTACAAGGAAAATTATTGATATAATGAAATTGGAAAATGTAATTATTGGTGTATGTGATGAAGCGGGAATAAATCCTTTTCCTGATGAGTGGAGAAAAACACCATATTCAGTATGTCATATGCCATCAATTTTACGTGATGGAGAACCAAGGTATATAGTATCAAATGAATTAGGTCATATAGTTTTGGCAAATATGATTAACAATTTAGATGGAAATATTACATTAGTAGAAACTGGTCCTTTGACTTGTATTGCAAAGGCATTACCATTTATTACAAGTGAAAATAAGACTAAAATTACAAATTTGATTTGGATGGGTGGTTCAATTGATGTTGCTGGAAATATTGAAACATTTACAAAACATGATGGAACTGCAGAATGGAATTCGTATTGGGATCCTGTTGCTGCAGAATGTGTATTTAAATCTTTATTACCAATCACAATGTGTCCTCTAGATACAACAAATAATGTACCTATTACAACAGATTTTTTAAGAAAATTAGCTATTGGTTCTAATGGTAATATATTTGGTGATTTAGTAGTTCAAATATATGCAATTATTGGAAAATGTTTTGGAGTTCAAAATTATTATGCTTGGGATATTCTAACAGTTTCATATCTATTAGCTCCTGATATTTTTGAAATTAAAGATGCTAAAATAAGTATTTATCCTGATGGCGATTCTCAAGGAAGAACATATAGATGTGATACTGGTGCAGATGTTAAATTTTTATCAAATGTAGATGTTGATAAATGGGAAAATTTACTAATTTCTTATTTAAATTGAAATATATATTTATTTTTTGTTATGTTTTATATTTTGCATTTTTTTCAACTTAAAGCATAAATAATAAAAGATATTATAGTTAATATACTATTTAGAGATTTCTATATATTTCTATATATTTCTATATATTTCTATATATTTCTATATAATTGTGTATTACAAAAATGCCTTGTAAAGAAGATGGATGTACTATTAAAAAACCTAGTTTTAATTTTAAAGGTGAGAGTGTTGGAATTTATTGTAGAAAGCATTTAAAAGAAAATATGGTAAATGTTAAAATTAAAATTTATAGTAAAACAGATAAATGTATTGAGATGGGGTGTTTCAAATATCCAAGCTATAATTTACCAACAGAAACCAAAGCTATTTATTGTTTTTTACATAAAAAAGATAATATGTTTTATATAAAAAAACATAAACATTGTATAGAAGATGGGTGTATTAAATATCCAAATTATAATATTTCTACATCAACAAATGCAATATATTGTGCTGAACATAAGAAAAAATATATGATAGATATAAATTCTAATAAATGTAAATTTAATGAATGTAAAATAACAGCATATTTTAATAATTCAAATGAAAAAAAAGGTTTATATTGTTCTAAACATAAATTAGATGGTATGATTAATTTAAAAAAAGATATGTGTATTGAAACTAATTGTTCTAAAATTGCAACTTGTAATTTATCAATTAAAAAAAATCCTATTTATTGTGCTGAACACAAAAAAGATAAAATGATAGATATTGTAAATAAAAGATGTATTGAAGAAGGATGTATGAAAATGCCAAATTTTAATTTACCAAATACAACTAAAAGACTTTATTGCAATGAACATAAAAAAGATAAAATGATTAACGTTTGTCATAAATTATGTATTAGTGCAAATTGTTCTATAAGACCAAATTTTAATATACCAAGTGAAACTACACCTATTTATTGTGCAAAACATAAACTTGATGGAATGATTGATACATCACATAAAAAATGTAATGATAAGGATTGTACTATAAAACCTAAGTATAATTTACCTACAGAAAATAAAGGTTTATATTGTAATATTCATAAATTAGATAATATGATAAATATATATGATAAAAAATGTCAATATTCTAAATGCAAAGAAACTCCAATGTTTGGATTACATAAAGATAAAAGACCTAAATTTTGTAATAAACATAAACTATCAAATATGATAAACCTAGTTTTGGAAAAAAAATGTTCTGTTTTAGAATGTAATGAAGAATATAATAATATTACTAATGAAATTAAATATTGTATAAAACATTGTCCTGATAAAGCAGGTGAAATTAATGTAAAACGTCTTTGTAAATTCTGTGATATAAAAGAAGAATCAAAATTTGTATGTAAAGATTGTAAAAAAATACAGAATAAAAAAGAATGGGCTATAGTTCGTCATTTAAGAAAAGCAATATGTAATAAGTTTGATTATAATTCTAGTAAAATGTTAGAAGGATGTAGTAAAAAACGTCCTGATATATATTTTGAATTAGATAAGCATTCTGTAATAGTAGAAGTAGATGAGAACCAACATAATAAATATGAAAATAGTTGTGAATGTGCTAGAATAAATGAAATTGTAAATGGTATAGGAGGTAAAAGTGTTATTATTATTAGATATAATCCAGATGTAGTTAGAAATAAAAATAAAGTTTTAACTATTAAACAATGTGATAGAATTGAATTATTAGTAAAAACTATTAAAGAAGAATTAACTAAAGAGTATGATGAATTTATTGTTAAAATAATTCAACTATATTATAATGATGATTATGAAGAATATAAAAATGTTAAAGAAGAAAATATTACAGATTTAGTTTGTGTTTAAAAAATTAAAATGTTATTAATATTTAAATTAGTAAAAAATATAATCTAATATATAAATAATAAATACTTAAATTATAAAATATTATTAAAAATGAATGAATCAGATTCTAGCTGCTTTAGAACTGGAAACAACAAGTTTAGCAATTGCCCAGCCCGCATGGATTATCCTATGCATTTCACAGATCACCGTTCATCAGATTTTGTCAATGATTTAATTCGCTCAGACAACAATATCTCTAACTCTCTTCAATATCGTATGTTTCTACAACAGAATGGAAATGCCCTAATGGATCGCAATCGCCAGATCGCTTGTAAGCTAAACTGCTGTGGGCCGTGTTTAAAAGAAGGCTTCGAACCCGGAACCATGCTCCCCGAACAATATATGTTCGTAACTGATGGTCGTACCTCTAAAATGGTTCTTAATGACCCCAATGGTTTAGGAACTGGACGTCAATATTATTCCCATCCTGATGAAAATTGTAAAGATTTACCAACTGCATGGCCTATGGGACAACCAACTAATCAATGTGCAACTCCTCTAGATCGTTTTAATTATCTAGGTGATATTGATCCTACACCAACAGGAATACGTGTAGCTGTTCCAGGAGGCGGAACTATGTTAAATACAGAAAGACCTATGCAATTTCAATAGACCAAATAGATTTAATCTATTTATATCTAGCTACATAAACTTTTTTACTTTTCATTAATAATTTTTAACTTTTCAAATTAACTAATATAAAAATAAATTTATTATAATAAATATACTATCAAATGTATTATTTTCATAAAATATAATCAAGATATATAAAAATGACTGAAAAGCAAAATACAAATACAAATACACATACTAATAATATTAAACATCTAGTTCTGTCAGGTGGTGGTCTTCTAGGTATTAGTTATATAGGATTATTAAAATATTTAGAAGAAGCAAAAATTATAGCAAATATAAAAAGTATATCAGGTTGTAGCGCTGGTTCTTTTTTTGGTTGTCTTATAGCTTTGGGATATACTTCTAAAGAACTAGAAATTATAGTAAAAACGATAAAGTTTAAGGAATATGTAAATATTAATGCCGAATCACTTATTAATTTTATGAGAACAAAGGGATTAGAGTCTGGAACATATTTAATTAATCTCATCAAAAAGTGTATCAAAGATAAAACTGGTGATGAAAATATAACATTTAACCAAGTTAAAGAAAAATATAAAATAGAATTGCAAATAGGTGTAACTAATCTAAGCAAATATAAATTCGAATTACTAAATTCAACTAATTCTCCAGATATTCCTATATATAAAGCAATTCGCGCATCAACAGCATTACCTTTTATATTTGAGCCATATGTAATAGGTGATGATGTATATTGTGATGGGGGGTTATTAGATAATTTTCCAATTGATAGTATTGTTTCGGATGCGGAAGACAAGGATAATGATAAGAAAACAGAAGATAAAGATAAAAATAATGTTAACATTCTTGGTATTTATTTAATAAATCAAATTAATCCAATTTCAAAAGATAATTATCAATCTATACCATTATTAGATTATTTTAGTGTTATTTCACATTCATTGGCTTGTTGTTTTATTAGTAAAAAAATGGAATTAGATATTAATACAAGTAATAAAAGGCAAAAAATTATTATATACAAGATCCCTTGCGATGTTATGACATTTATAAAGATTAATGCATCTCTAGAAGATATTAATAATATAATAGAAATTGCATATAATACTACAAAAAAAGAGATGGAAAAATGAAAACATTAATACCTATTAATAAAAATACTTAAATAAAAATACTTAAATAAAAATACTTAAATAAAAATACTTAAATAAAAATACTTAAATAAAAATACTTAAATAAATATAAAATTTAGTTATCTACTACTAGATATTTTTTTAAACCATCAAAAGAACGCGCACCGTCATATTCATCTTTGGTTCCATCATCATTTAAAATTTTAATAGTTGGATAACCTGAAACACCAAATTGTTTACCCAATTCCTTATGTTCGTCACAGTCTACTTTTTCAAACCGAATAGTTTTACCACTAGAATTTTTTTTGCCATTTAACTCTGAAGTAGCTTTTTCATATTCTGGTTTCGTCGTTTTGCAATGACCACACCACTCAGTTTTAAACAAAACTACAACTACCTCTCCCTTAGCAGGTGTTAGATTAGGAGCACCTCCTTCAAATCCCTCACGATTGCTCTTTCTTACATAATAATATGCTATAACTACAGCAATAATTAGAACTACTAAACCAATAGAAGCCCAATAATGCTTTCCTTTACCAGAAAACATTGATGCAGATGCTTTACTAATGTTATTTTTTGAAGACATTTTATTTTATATATATTTATATATAATTTATTTAATATATGTTTTGATAATTTATTTATTCTTATTCTTAATTTAGATTTTTGTTTTATTATCTAGATAAGTAATTTAATATTGTTATAAATATTTGTAATATACTAATACAAATATAAACGCAAAGTAAACAAATATTATAAACATTAATGAAATACTAAATTTCTTATCAGAAAATTCTTCTTTATAAATTAAATATGTAGCTATTATTGATAATATTACAAGAAGAATCATACCAACATTTGGAATTGTACTTTTATTTGGAATTGTACTTTTATTTACATTTGCCATTATTTATTATTATTTACAAACTATTTATTAAATATTTAGATTATTATTATATTTTTATATTTTTTATTATAAAATTAAAATGTCAATTAGATAAAATGAATAAACTTTTGAAACGCAAAAGTAGTTATGATGTTTCAACTAATAAGAGGTGTAAATTAATTGTTAAAGATAAAAGTAATAAAATACACATTGATAAAACGAAACACATTAATAAAAAGAAACGAAATAATAAAAAATATAATAAAAATAAAAAACTAAATCATCATATAAAATCAAAAGAAAAGATACCCAAACGCATTAGAGAACTAGTATGGACTACATATAATGGAGAAGTATTCACAAGTAAATGTTATGTATCTTGGTGCACTAATAAAATAAATGTATTTTCATTTCAAACAGGACATGATATTCCTGAATCAAAAGGCGGTACATTAGATATAAATAATTTAAAACCTATATGTGGTAGTTGTAATCTTAGTATGGGAAATAAATATTCGATTACTGAATGGTCTAAATTAATAAAACCTATTCCAATACCCCCACTACATCCACATCCAACTATAATAAATGATACTCTAGATACATTATAAAAAACAGATTGCAATAAAGATAATAAAAACATAATTAAACAAATAAAAAACAAATAAAAATAAATAAAAAAATTAAATATTATTTTAAAAATCCAATTCAATATCATTATTTGGTTTAAATGAAAATGTACTACTAGGTAACCCACTATCAGAAGTACCATCACCAAAACAATCTTCAGTCTTTGCCTTTTTTTTTCTCTTCTTTTCATTATAAAAAGGATTATCTTTTTTATTTTCCAATTCTTCAATATAACTTGCTACATCTTCACCTCGCGCCTTCAACGCTTTACATTTACATATAACCTCCCAAATTTCACATAATTTAGGTACATAATCATCTTCAAATACAGATTTATCATAAACAACCGTTTTCTCACTATAAACATCTAAACGCCAATATTTAGTTTGAATGTATTCGTATTTCTCCTGAAACTGTTGCGAGTTCATATCAACGATCCATTTCTTAATAGCAATTTCTTCATATGGTAACTTTAATGGATACAACATATAACGATGTCTAGTGTCACCTTCAGAAACTCGTTTAGAATACCACACAACCAAACCCTTTTCATTACCAAATTTATTTAGATTTGTATGTGGTATATTTTTATTTTTAACACGCTTTTCCCAATTGGGATTACTCATATCTAGCTTATCATTTAACATATCCATCAATGTAATATATGGCTTATAATTTGAAGAATCAGTTCTACAATTGGCATCAACAATAGTAGTTTCTACAAAATCGCAAATAGGTAATGACATTGTATATTGCTGTTGTAGTATCTGTACCATATACTCGGGTTTTACAGTATTATCGATTTCTCTGCTATACGGATTCTTAATTTCTAATAGGCGACCATATTTAGACTGGCACTCAAAAGTATCTAAATGACACGCTGTAACAACACCATCTGGACTAGCTCCAATACAGGCGGTTGGAGAACTTATAATACCGTATTCAGTAACTGAAACACCATTGCGACTTTCATAAATAGCTCTAGCTGTATCTTCAAATGTATTACCATGCATCAATGGAGGTGCACTGGATTTAACATATGGCTTTAAACCTATTTTAATCTTAAGTGCGTCCATAGCCTTAGAATTACCACATTTCTTAAGAAAATAACCTGCATCGCTAGCCGAAATCATTGTTTCGCGTTGCTTAAACCATTCAGGTGTCTTTTGTTCTATAAGAGGTATTGCTTCTATTTCTTTAATTTTATTATTAATATGTGGTAAATAATGGTCTTTAATATGGGCAAGTAGATATAAATCCACATCACTATGTGAAATATTTACAGTTGCTGCCGCGGTTTTTAACATTTCTCTAAATCTGTTTAAGGTGAATATATAGTGTCCCGAATACATATTATTAAGTTGTAATGGTGAAATATGTAATCCTTTTACTAGCTGGTCTAGAGAGGCAAATATAGTAGAAGTCATATTGAAATATATTATTTGAAAATGTAATTGTAATTGATTTTACTAATATATATCACTAGAAACTATGTTTTTATATTACTTTAATATGAAAAATATATTATTTAAATATGGTTAATAAAATTCAATATATAATATTACATTTCTATATTTATTCAATTTTTTAATGTAATATACATTGTAATAATTTATTTGTAAATATTAAATATAGTTATACTTGTTGAAAATGGCTATACAAAAATATAATTCTTGTACTAAACATTTTTATGATAAAATTAATAATAAGAATAATACTAAAACAGTAAAAAATGGAAATACATCTAGAAACACATCTAGAAACATATCTAAAAACATATCTACAAATACAACTTCAAACTCAAAAACAAATATTTTTCAAAATATATCAAATCACATAAGCATTATAAGTAAATATAACAATCCTATAAAATATTTAAATAACAAAAGCATTTATGCTAAAAATTTTGAAGAAATGATATTAAATCTACAAAATACATATTATATCGATAATATTAGTGATATTGATAATAATATTGGTAGTGATATTGGCAGTGATATTGGCAGTGATATTATTAATACTAATAATACTATTAATTGGATTGCTAATACTAATTCATATAAAGTAGGAGAAAGCTTTTATACTGGAATTCCGCCTACTATTGATACTCCTAATTATGATGATGATTATATATTTTTAGTAAATAAAAATGATTTAATAATTCAACCATATTTAAAAAGAAAAGGTATGCCCTATGAAAAATTTCTTATATTAGCAATGTCAGCATATATGCCTCCTAACGGTATAATGTTAGACATAGGAACTAATATAGGAACTGTAGCAGTTCCAATGAGTAGAGCAAATAAAGGTGCTATAGTATTCGCATTTGAACCCTTCCGACAAAATTATACTATTATGTTAGAAAATATAAGGCGAAATAATGCTTATAATATAGTTCCATTACCAGTAGCTGTAGGTGATAAACCACGTGATTCGGTTAGTCTTTCATCATCAATTTTAAAAATAGATGCAGATAAAACAGCTCATCGTATATTAATACCAGACAATTACAATGAAAAACACAATGAAAAACACAATGAAAAAAATAAAGATAAAGAATTTAATTTTGGTGCTATTCAATTGGGAGTCGGTGGTAATAAAGTTAGAATGGTATCAATTGATAGTTTACAACTAAATTTTGATATTATGAAAGTAGATATTGAAGGAGCTGAACCACTAGCATTCTATGGTGCCAAAGAATCAATTAAAAGATGTATGCCCGTTATTGCTTTTGAACATAATGCAAACCAAGTTACTCAAGAAATGCGTGAAAGCTTAAATATTTCAGATAGTGTTGCAGATTTTAATATATTAAAATATTGTTATAGTCTTGGATATCGTGAAATATATGAAATACCAGGTGATAATTTTATGCTAATACCACCAAATAGAAAAGTCGCACCAAATAATAATCCTCTATGGAAATACGGTCAGGTATCGCATAAATTTAGGCAATTTAATCAATCAGATTTAGATGGATATAAATTATATAAATATCTAATGCCTAGCTGGTAATATGTGTATGTATATATGTATATATGTGTATATGTATGTATAGATATATATTTATTCGAAATCAAATGTTTTAACCCATTCTTTATATTTAGATTCAACAATGTTTTTAATATTTTTAGGATTAAGAAACTTATCACATCTTAAAATTTTATTAGTCTTTTTATATGTTTTGTCTTCTTGCTTTTCTTCACTTTCATTTTTATAACAAGTTAATAATAAATTTTGCTTTTCAATAGATAATATATTAGTATCACTCATACTTTTTAGAAAATTGTTAATTTGCATTATAAATGTTTCTGGAATCTTATTGTGTTCTATTAAATTACCATTTAATTCAAAATTATCTAATAGTTTGAATAGCTTTTCTAATTGTGAATTTTCAATACCCGTAAATCCTTTACTAATTATATAAAATTCAGTAGTGTCGGCATTACTAGTATGTGGTTTAAAAAGCCTTATAGAATCAAATACTACATAATATAAATATAAATAGTTAATGAAAAAGCCACTTGACTCTAAAATATCAGTTGTTTCAACAGTATCATAATTATATACTGTTTTGTAAGGTATATAATGTTTAATACAACAAGAACCACCAATACTACTACAAGCAAGAACTGATATAACTTTTGCTAATTCAAACTTCTGTCTAAATAATTCATCAGTATTATTAGGTAATATACTACCATCACTAATTATTAAATCTAATTTACTATTGTTTTTTGACAACCATTTGTTTTTAATATCATTCATAATAGATTTAATATTATCACTATTTGTAATATCACCACTATTATCAGCACCCCATAGCCATCTATTATAATTATTTTTTATTAACTCATATTCATCTCCTTGAGAATTATCAATATTACCAGTTGTATTATTACTATTTGTACTATTTGGATTATATGGATTAAATGTATTTGCTAACCAATCATAATTTTTCATATCTAGACTAGAACATTTGCGTTCAGCCCAATGTTTAGCACATATAATCATTTGTCCTGTAGGTTCAGTTAAATGAAATACTTTAAAATGTTTAGCACTATAAGGTATTAGATTGAATGAACTTAAAATTTCCCATAGTTTCAAAAATGAATTACCAACATATATAGGTAATGAATTAACATTATTAACATTATTATTATTTATATAATGACATAGATTTTTAGAAAAACCATATAAATAATCAAACTTATATAAAATATGTTTAATATTTATTTTATTTTCATTATCATAGTCTATCTGATTTTCATATTTTACATTTAAATCATCTAATAAATATTGTTTTACCTTATTAGCACTATTTATTCTTTCATAATATTCAGCTAGAATATTAAATTTATAAGGTTGTAATGATTTTGATTTAATATTCTCTAGTGCATGTCTATTATATGTTTTTGATGTTTTATCATTATAATGTATTAAAATATAATTTAATTGTGTATCTAGAGAGTAAAACTGTTCTAGAACTTCATCTTTTTTATTTAAAATAACTTGTAATGCATGTTTATTATATGGTAATTTATTGTATTCGAACATATTTATTAGTTTAGTTAAATTAGTTATATCTTTTTGTAATATAGCTGAGGGTTTAACATATAGCTTACCATTCTTATCTTTTGTGATACTATTTAAAATTAAATTATTAACCATTTCAAAATAACTGACAAATATAGTTTCTAGTTTATTTGCTAGATTTGATACTTTAAATTCTATAGTTTTGTCTTTCATAATAGCATCTATTTCTGGTAATTCTAGATCTTCGATATAATAAATTTGTTTTACAGGTGTTTTAGATAATGATTTTTTAGTGGATGATGATGATTTAGTAGATGATGAAGATTTTTTACTGAGTGAATATGATTTATTATATTGTTTTTCGTGTTTATCATCTTGTTTATTATAATATAAAGAATGATTAGGATGTTTTATAGTATAATCATTATAATAATCTAATACATCACATTTATCATATGTATATTCTACAGATTTTATAGCAATATCAATAAGTTTATTTATTAATTCATCTTTAATATTATCTTTATATCCAGTACATTTTATATAATATTCAGGAACACCTATTAATATATTTTGATTAATATTATTATCAATAATTTCTACATTTTTAAATCCATATGATAATAGTGATAAAATTTGTTTAACTATTGGAATATTTATATTTATTATTGTCCAGAATAATAGTAATGTGCCATTCTTTTCAATATATTTAAGAGCCATTGAAATTGTAGAAATTATATTAGGTATTTCTAAAATCATTCTATAACTGGTAGATAAACTTAAACCAAGTAAATATCCATAATGACAAGTAATTAATTTATATTTTTTTTTAATATTACTATCATTTTTTAAATTATCTAAAAAATTTAAATATAAAGATTTTTCTAAATATATATTTAAATTACTATTAATATTTTTTTCAAATTTTTTATTATTTAAAGTATCAAATAAATATATTAAATCATTATATTTATAATTTGAATTATAATAAAATATACAATCTATATTATTATTATTATTATAATTATTTAAAATTATAGAAGATGAATTTGTAATAAGTAAATAATCATTAGAATTTTTATAAATAGGTATTAAATAATCTAGATTAAAAGCGACTAAATATAATGGTTTTTTTAATATAATATTACTATAGATTTGTTCAAAAAGAGTATATAAAAAATCTATTTTACATATTTTTTTTTGAAATATAAAATTATATAGAATAGTTTTGTTAATCAACATAAATTTATTATATTTATGAAAAAATAAAGTTTTATATTTTTCATATAATTTATCATTTAATTTATATATTATCATTTTTAATAATCTTTAATTAAGCTATAATTATAATTAATATAATATTTTGAATTAATTGTAATATTATTAATTAATTCTGAGATATATATATCTTGTATTAAAAATGAACCTAATTCCATATTAGAATAGTTTCTTTTATATAATTCTTCTTTCTTTAATTCTTTTTTAATTACATGAAAATGCAAACAACTAAAATATGGACCTAATGTTTGGTGAATAAAACAATTATAATTATCATTATAATATAAGTTTTGAAAAGCTTTTAACATTTCTATATGTGAATCTTCTAAATCTATAAAATTATTTAAATATTTTACATTCTTTTCTACACTTTTATCAAACAAATAACTAGGACATACATATACGGTTAATTTCTGTTGTTCATTATCTATATTTTCTATAAAATCATAACCACAATTTTTATAGTTTTTCCAAATATAATTAATAGGTGAATTACATAATATTTTAACACAATCATTAAAAATATCTTTATTGTCTTCATATATTAATTTATTTGGATTTAAATTTTTATTACTATTATAAAAATTTTTTATTAATATAGGTATATGAATTTTACTATCATATAAATTTGGCATAAAATTATCTATATATCCTATAGGTTTATGATTAATAATATCTAATAAATCTGTTGAATAATAATAAAATGTATCTATATATTGCTCTTTAATTATTTCGGGTTTATAAAATTGTTTTAAAATTATTGGTTTTACTGAAGCTTTAAAATATGGATCTTTATTAACTAATTTTTCATTACTTATAATTTGAAATACATTTGGTAAATCTGTCTTTTCAAAGCTAATAGTTTTATCAACAAATTCTGCATTATGATTTTTATTTATTTTCTTATTTAATTTATTTAATATTATATTAGTCATATTGCTAATATTTGATTTTATTACTAATTTATAAAATTCAGAACCCAAACTATATATAAATATATATTCTTGACTACTAGATTTAAACATCAATATAAATTTTATTTGCGATATATTAAAAGTATCTTGTGGAAATTGTATATTATCTATAACTTTTATTACATTGTTTATATCTTTTTTTCTAAGTAATTTATCTTTTTCATATAATTCATATACTATATCTGACCTATTTTTTTTTCTTTCTATATTTTCTATTCTTTTATCTAAAGATTTTCCAGTCATAATTCTACCTGTATATCCAAATGTTCTGGTCTTTTGATTAT